GACCGACCGCGTCATCGACTACGCCGAGATCCGCCGGTGGTTCCTCACCGAGACCAAGCGCCTGGGCATCCACGGGGTGTGGGACCGCCAGGTGAACCAGGGCAAGCGCCACGCCCAGGCCAACTCCCTGAGGCGGGAGGCGGCTCTGCTCAAGGGCTCAGGGCGCAGCGAGATCTTCATGACCCTGGACTCGGACTCGGTGCTGGACCGCAAGGCGGTGGAGGAGGGCCTGAAGCCCTTCAGCGATCCCAGGGTCCACAGTGTCGCCGGGCACGTGGTGGTGCTCAACAGCCGGGACAACGTGCTGACGTTCATGACGAGCATGCTGTATCTGCCGTTCACCCGGGGTCTGCGGAGCGCTCAGAGCGTCCTGAAGCGCGTGATGGTCAACAGCGGCACGCTGGCCTTCTACCGCACGGACACGCTGCTGAAGTACCTCGGGGTCTACGAGAACGAGCGCTTCCGGGGCAAGCCCATGCAGATGAACGACGACTCGCTCATGACCATGTACGCCCTGCTGGCCGAGGACGGCCACGGCAAGGCCGTGCACCAGCCCTCGTCCGTGTGCTTCACCCTCGTGCCCAACAAGGTCCAGCATTACCTCAATCAGCAGTTCCGCTGGATGCGGGGCACGTTCGTCCGCACGTTCTGGTGGTTCAAGTACATGCGGATCACGAGCATCACGTTCTGGATGCCGGTGATGGAGCTGACCCAGCTCATCCTGAGCCTGGTGATCCCTGTGGCCCTGGTGCAGCAGACGCGCCCCGGAGACCTGATGGATCTGGTGTGGAGCACCATGTGGGTCGGCCTGGGGGTGAACTACGTGATCGCTCTGAGGTTCTTCTCCATCGACCGCAGTGACGAGCCTGCGTGGTTCCGCTGGGCTCTGTTCATCACCTCGCCGGTCACCGCGATCTGGCGTCTGCTGATCCTGCGGCCTATGTACTTCTACGCCCTGTTCACGTGCTGGAAGATCGGCAAGTGGGGCACGAGGGACAGCGGCGTGGAGGTCGGCATGAAGATCGAGCCGAAGGATGCGGTGCCCGCATGAGAGGCGCGTTCAAGGAGGCCTGGGACTACATGCCCGGCGTCCAGAAGTTCCTCACGGTGGGAGCGGTCGTCACGGCCGTGGCCGGAGTCGTGCTGGGCCTGATCTCCATCTGGTGGTCGTGATGCACCTCGGACCCACAGGGCGCACCAAGACCACCGAGGACGACCTGTGGCCCTCGTCCCGCGTGCGGCCCCGGGGGAAGACCGAGAGCCCCACGGTGACCGCCGTGCGGGAGATCAGGCACCTGCGCCTCAAGCTCTCGATCATGCGGTGGGCGATCATCTGCACGGTGTGCGGTCTGCTGGGATGGGCGGGCTTCTCCATCGTGATCGAGCACATGGGGCGGCCCGAGGAGGAGCGCCGCATATGGGCCTGCGCGGTGGCCATGGACGCCCAGCAGGACCTCCGTGGCCCTGTGGAGCCCTGCGAGTCCCTGAGCCCCGCAGAGAGGCGCTCAGCGGCGTACGAGTACGGACGCATGAGAGGACTGTGGTGAACAGCGAGGAAGTGCCAGAGACTCCTGAGTCTCCCCAGGAGCTGAAGGAGCTGCTGGAGCAGACCCTTGAAAAGCTCATGGCCCCCACCGAGGAAGAGATGGTCGGTATCGTCATCGCTCACGCACTGGTGATGCTGGTGGAGCAGTCCGCCGAGATGTTGCGCCTGTTGGCGCAGGAGCGCGGAGCGGACTAGCCTCCCGTCTCCGGCCCTTCGCGAGCACGTCAAGCCCTCACCGAGTTTAAAAACGGTGGGGGCTTCGTGTTGCGCTCCAACAATCCTGGGTGTAGTGTTGACGTTGTCAGGGGGAAGCACCCCGGACACCGACTCCCCAGGAGGCCCTTATGGCGATCACCGAGTGCTCGAACCCGAACGCTGGCATCGGCGAGAACTACGACCCGAACAAGTTCGGCGGCACCGCCGAGGGCTTCGCCCACCACTGCGAGCTGGCGCACGAGACGACGTACGAGGGCATGGTGCTCCGCCTCGGTGAGCACAACTGGTACGACGACAGCGACTTCTACGCCATGGTGTGGGACGAGGAGACCCAGAGCGTCAAGAAGGTCACCTACGCCACCACGCGCGGCTGGACCTACCACAACGGCGCCAAGGTGGACGCGAGCGAGGAGATCCGCGCCAAGGCGGTCGCCTGGGAGGCCGACCGGCTTCTGGGCCTGTACGAGGAGCAGCTCCAGGCCGAGAAGCTCGAAGCCCTGAAGGAGCTGAAGACCGGCGTGGAGGTCAAGTCCCTCACCACGCGCGGCAAGAACAAGGGCGTCGTCGGCTACGTGATGCGCGTGATGAAGTCCTCCTACGGCCCCGGCCACGTCGCGGGTATCCAGGTCCCGGGCGAGGACAAGCTCCGCTGGATCGACACGGAGCGCGTGGAGCGCACGGACTTCCCCGCCGACGAGAAGGCCCTCAAGGACGCGCTGGAGCTGACCAACGAGGAGTTCGACCTGGTCACCTGCCGCGCCATCGCCAACGCCCAGGCCCACCTGCGCTAGTCCTCCCCTCCCCGCCCGGCCCCGTCTCCCACCAGGGAGCGGGGCCTGAGGCAGTGAGAGACCCCGCCGACTCCCTGGGAGGCCCTATGCGCAAGACCGTTCTGACCCTCGCCCTCGTCGTGGCCCTGAGCGGCTCTCTGAGCGCCTGTGAGGGCGACAAGGGCTCCACGGGACGCGACGTCACCAACGAGGCCGTCAGCGCCCCGGCAGAGCCCTCCGTGGACACGGTGAGCGTCACGCCCGACGAGGGCGACACGCTGAGCCCCTCGGAGATGCTCTGCAAGTCCACGATCCGTCCCTACGCGATCTCCTCCTTCGAGGACGGCCTGAACGGCACCGACACCACCGAGATCGGGCCGGACGCCGTGATCGCCTGCATGGACCTGGACATCCCCCGCATGCAGGAGCTGTGGGTCGACGTCATCCGCGAGGAGTACGGCGACACGGCGGCCGACATGGTCTCCGCATCCCTCTGAAGATCAAGGAGCAGTACGTGACCGAGCAGCAGCCCGAGCAGCCGCAGGCCCCCACGTTCACCACGGGGTTCGAGTTCCTGAACCACCACCTGAACGCGGCCATGCGCTACATCGAGCGGGCCACGCCCAAGCAGGACGAGCACATCGGCCCGAACACGGCCTTCAAGCTCGCCTCCCAGCACACCGAGCTGGCCCGCGTGGGAGCGCTGGCGGCCATCGCCCAGCAGCTCCAGCAGCACGGGACGCTCGTCGCGGGCCCGCTGGCCGATCTGGTGGGAGCGGTGGCCCGTATCGGCACCCAGATGCAGGAGGCCCGTGCGGCCGACCAGGAGCCCGCCGAGGACCTCGTGGGCGCCTGGACCTACCCGGAGGACACCGTCCTTTCCGACATCGAGTACACGCGCCCTGAGGGCGACGAGAAGGGCTGATCGCTCATGAGCGAGAACATGGCGAGCGTGGAGCGCTCCGACGGCGCGACCGACGAGGAGCGCAAGATCCGGCTGGCCGAGCTGGAGAAGGAGCGCGAGGCGCGCAACGCCCGCAAGGAGGCCATGGCCCAGCGCCACATGGCGCTGGAGTACGCGATCAGGGCGAGCGACACCGAGGCCCCGGCGCCTGTGGTGGTGGCCAAGGCCATGGTCTTCGAGAGCTACCTGGCCACCGGCCAGCCCATGGCCGAGTCCCGCTTCCGCCGGATCGTCGAGGACACGCGCCGCATCATCAGGGCCGCCGAGTAGCGGCCCGCACCACCCGTCAGCACCGAGAACGAGGAGGACATATGTCCGAGGACACGATCGAGTACGAGGCGCCGACCGACGAGGAGAAGCAGACCGCCGACGCGGCGGGCATCGCTCTCCTGCCGGAGATCACCCCCGAGCAGCGCGCCCGCATGGAGGAGGAGGACTTCAGGTACGCCCGCCTGGAGAGCCTGCGGCTCGCCGTGGCGTGGACGGCTCCGATGGTGGGAGGCCAGGACGAGCTGGGCGCGGAGGCCGTCGGCCACCTGTTCGGTCTCGCGGCCCTCATGGGCAAGTGGGTCGCGGACGGCAAGAAGCCGACCCGGACCGAGATCGAGCGCTCCCTGAAGCCGTTCCGCCGGTGAGCGGGGCCGCGTACGGGGGAGACCACGTGGACATGCGCGGCCGGGTCTTCGACGGCCCGGTGACCGGCAAGGTCGTCCTGCCGCATGTCCCCGAGGGCGCCGAGAAGGTCACCGTGACCTTCCAGGGGCCGCAGGACGGCTCCGCAGTGCGTCACTGGGCTCCTGAGCCGCCGAGCGACTACGAGATCCGCAGAGAGGCCCTCAGGGCCGCTGCGGTAGTCACGAGCAGCGGGGTGGGGACGGGCGTTGCGACTCAGACCCTGAGGTTCGCCCATGAGTTCGAGGTCTACCTCAGGGGCCCGCAGCACTGAGCGAAAGCTCACATTCACGCTCCGAAACGCACGATCATGCGGGGGCTGGTGCTGTACTACAGCCCCCGTTCGGACACGACGTCAGGAGATCCACCATGCACAACACGCTGAAGTTCTCCCTGGCCGCGCTCGTCGGCTTCACCGCGACCGTGGGCCTAGCGCCGGATGCGCACGCGGCCCCCTCGCTCAGTACGAGGGCCATGGACGTGGCCAAGAAGCAGATCGGCGACCCGTACAAGTACGGCGCGGCCGGTCCTGACAGGTTCGACTGCTCGGGCCTGGTCCAGTACTCGTACAAGAAGGTCGGCAAGAAGATCCCGCGTGTGGCGCAGTCGCAGTACAACTCCACGAAGAAGGTCTCGCCCTCGCACCGCAAGCCGGGCGACCTGATCTTCATCGGCAACAGTTCCGGCTCGATCTACCACGCGGGGATCTACGCGGGCTTCTGGGACGGGCACGGCTGGATGCTGGACGCCCCCAAGCCCGGCAAGAAGGTCGGCTTCCACCAGATCCGCTACTACACGGCGGGCAGTCCCCGGGCCTTCTACGGCCGCTACTGAGGAACGAGAGATCCCGCCATGCAGAGCTACATCGAGACGGCCCGCAAGCAGCTCGTGGACGAGCTGGGCCACCTCATGCAGGACGGTCCGCTGATGGACCTGTACCTCGCGCTCGTCCTCACGAAGGGCGAGGAGACGACCCTGGCCGACGTCCACGACGTGTGGGCCATCGCCCAGAGCAGGAAGCGTCCGGACCACTGGTACATCGTCCCCTTCGGCGAGCTGTCCCAGGAGGTCCGGGAGAAGGACCGGGTGTTCGTGGAGGCGATCCACAAGGTGGCGTCTCAGGCAACTCGGGCGAAATAGGTACAGCCGCCTTCGATTGCAAGGCGGATCATGGAAAAACGGGGGTTCCGGGCCTTGAGGAAATCCACGCCCGAGCCTTCGAATCAAAGGAAGCGAGAACCGCCAGATGGCACACAAAGACCCCATGGAAGAGTCCGTACCGGACGACGAGGACTCGGGCTGCATCGGCGCCGAGACCACGCCGGAGATCATCGTCGTCCAGGCCGATGCGGAGAGCGGCCCTGATGCCGACAAGGTGTACGGGCCGCGATGGTGATGACCGCTCCGCCCAAGCCCCAGCCGCAGCCCAGGCCCAATCCGAGGCCTTCGGGTCCGCAGCCCACTCCGGGCAAGCCCAACCCGATCCCCCGCCCGCCGTGGTGAAAGGAGAGACATGAGCACCGAGCAGGAAGAGCCGGAGACCGAGGAGACGCAGGAGGAATCCAGCACCTCCGGCATGGTCTTCGACCTGACCACCGAGTCGCTGGGAGACATCGGCTGATGGTCGGCTGGGGAGGACCCAAGGACCCGGTGGAGCCCGAGCACGGGCGCACGGAGGACGGCGCTGACAACGGCGGCTCCGGCACCACGCGGGGCCAGCATCTGGACGACGCGCACCACGACCACCACGAAGACGACGAGGACGGAGCGAGCTGATGCTCAACGCGCCCAAGCCGTGGCTGCTCAAGGGCCACGACAAGAACGACGACGGCGACTCGGACGGCGGGTCCGGGACCACCGACGGCAACGACCACTGGGAAGACGAGGACGACGAGTGAGCGACCACAGCTTCTCCTGGGCCCTGGCGGCCCTGAAGCAGGGCAAGCGCGTCTCCCGGCCGGTCTGGGGCAAGGGGGCGTACGTCGTCCTCCAGAAGGGCTACCCGGACGGCATCCCCATGAATGCCAACACGGCCGAGGCGACGGGAGAGCCCGAGGGCACCGTGGCTGTCTTCCGGCCGTACCTGATGGTGAAGCTCGCCGACGGCACGTTCCTGCCCTTCATCCCCACCCTGGACCATCTCCTCGCCGAGGACTGGCAGGAGGGGGCGAGCAAGGGCTCCGGGGAGGACATCAAGGCCCTGCGCAAGAGCGCCCGCGAGATGGCCGAGCTGGAGGCGCAAGGCGTCGACAACTGGGAGGGCTACGGCGAGGCCATGCGCCGGGCCCACGAGGGCGAGTAACAGCCCTCGCGCAAAGCGCCCCTGGAGATCCTCCGGGGGCGCTTTGCTGTGGCGCTCCAAGGATCCTGGGTGTAGTCTTGACCTTGTCAGGGCCTGCGACTCCTCAGGAGGTGCCCATGTGCGACTGCGACAAGAACGAAGACCCCTCCGCCATGAAGTGGTGGACCAACCTCCAGAACATGCTGAGCATCAGCCACATGCTGGTCACGGTGGAGCTGCCGAACGCCAAGCAGGACTTCACGATCACCGCCATGACCTCCCAGTGGCACGACTTCCTCCACGAGGACTGCGGCTTCGACAAGCCGGACGCCGAGCTGGTGGCCAGGCTGGCCGCGAAGCACGCCGAGGTCTTCATGGAGATGCTCCACGAGGCCAGGGTCGACTGGGACGGCATGGGGGTCTTCGTGGCCCTGACGGCCGACTGGATGGCCCTGAAGGGCGACGAGTCCTCGGCGGCCGTGGGCGACATGTTCACCTGGATGTGGAAGGACGCCTTCGACCTGGTGAGCATGGAGCACTACGACCCCATCGAGACCGCGCTGTGGGAGGAGAAGCAGCACGGTCTGGCCTGAGAACCTGGTGAGATCGGCGGGCCGACTGTCGCCCCAAGGATTCTTGGGGTAGCGTGGTGGTCCGCCAGGGGGACGACCATCAGGAGGTCCGGCGTGACGCTCTACCTCGCATCGAACACCATGCAGGTCATGGCCGTCGTGTTCATGACGACCTGCTTGACCTTGAAGGCGCTGAAGATCATCGAGACCACCAGTCTCCTGGTGGCGGTGGCCATGGGATCAGTTCTCCTCGCCTGCTCGGCCGTGCTGAACGAGGACCCTCTGATGGCCGCCGTAATGTTCGCGATCCACGCATTCAGCGCCACCCTCGTCACCCTCGTTACCCGGGACGGCACCTTCTGGGGCCGTCTCTTCCCGATTCACCGGAGGAACCATGGGCGACAGCCCTGAGAAGAAGTACCGCGTGCGCTACCAGGATGCGGAGCTGCCCGGTCCTAGTTACACCCGCCCCATGACCCACAAGGAGGCCGTGGTGCGCAAGAAGATCATCGAGGGTGTTGCGGACCTCACGGCCGAGATCGTCGATGAGGACACGATCGTGACGGAGGACGCCTCCTCGTTCCGCGTGGAGGGGGAGAACAAGATCTCGCCCGAGCAGATGCTCAAGGAGGCCGAGACCTACCGCGTGACCGCGCAGGAGCGCGTGACCGAGGACGTGGACGCGTCCCTGGACGAGCCCGTGGAGGCGACCGAGGCCGAGGCGCCCCGTATCGACTCGTGGAGCCAGAAGCAGAACCGGCACACCGCGCTCGACCACGCCATGAAGCTCGCCACGGTGCCGGTGGGCGGCTTCTCCGTCCAGACCGGCGGTCCCAGCGCCGAGCACGTCATCGAGAACGCCCGCAAGTTCCTGGCGTTCCTCAACGAGGAGGGCGCGGGTGCCTGAGGACAAGACTGTGGAGGTCCCGCTCCCCGAGGGGACGATCCCCGATCAGGAGAGCGTGATCACCCAGGAGATCCCGGTGGCCCGTGAGCCCTTCCCGGAGATCCAGCTCGTGTCGCCGGTCAAGGTGGAGCTGCCGCCGCTCCATCTGATCAACGACCCGATCATGACCATGGACGCGCCGGTCGCCGACAACACGCCCCTGTACGACCAGCTCAACCCTCCGCCGCTGCCCCCGCTGCCCCCGCGCCCCAGGCGCCGTATGAAGGCCGGGGACAAGTTCCTCGTGGCCGTCACCGTGGGAGCCGTGGGCATGGGCACCATGGCGTACGGGATGGTCTTCCTGGGCTGGGGCGCCGGGCCGGTTCCCGATGAGGATGAGGCCAAGCCTCACGTCTCCGTCGTGACCACCGACGAGCCCACGGTCCTGCCGACCACGGGGGTGCCCACGCACAGGGCACCGAGCAAGCCGCCGGTGAAGGTGGTGGCCGACCCCACCACGTACAGCCCCACCCCTGAGGCGAGTGTGGTCGTGATCACGCCCACTCCCGAGGCCTCCAGCGCCTCTGAGACGCCCGTGGAGACCAGCGAGGCTCCCGAGCCCTCGCCGACGCCCACGAAGCCCTCCACGCCCCCGCCGAGCCCCACGCCGACACCGAGCAGCCCTACCCCCACGCCGACGCAGACGCAGAGCGCGTCCCCGTCGTTCAGCATCACCCTTCCCGCCAGCCCGACCGAGGAGAACCGCGATGAGTGAACCCGGGATGATCACCCACCAGGATCCGGACGAGACCCCGGCCCAGAAGCGCATGGGGGAGCTGACCCGCGAGATCAAGGAGGCGCTGGTCACCAACGGCTACCCGGTCAGCGAGGCGCACGCCAAGGTGAGCGACTTCAAGGCGGCCGTCCTGGAGCGCATGTGGGAGGAGCTGAAGCCCGGCCAGGGGCATGTTCCGCCGGAGCTGGACCACTGGTGGACGTACAAGCGCCGTATCGCGTGGCTGTTCGGCTACGACAAGGCGATCGACGGGGTCTTCAAGGCGATGATGCGCCAGGAGAGCTGGAGCCGCGTTCTGCGCAAGCCCCGGAAGGTCGTTCCGCGTGAGCAGTGAGCCCACCCGCCGGGAGAAGATCCTCATGGGCCTGCGCCTGGCCTTCGCCCTCACCGAGGAGGAGGCCGAGCACATGCTCAACATGCACGACACGGATGTGGCCCGTGCGATGCACGTGGAGATCAACGAGATGCCGGAGCCGAAGGTCTGGTCCGCCCCGCTGAAGTGGTGGCGCAAGGGCCGGGACGCTGCCCTGTCGGTGGTGACCCAGGACATCCTGAGGGTGTCCCTGCACGACCAGGACCACTACGACCGGAAGGGACACAAGGTCTCATGAACCCCTACACGGACCGGATGGACGCCATCGCCCGCCTGCGCATGCAGAAGGCCGCGATCGAGGCCCAGATCGGTGACGAGATCGCCAAGGCCTGGCGCCTGGCGCCGGTGCAGAACTTCGCCGTGTTCGCCCAGAACCTGGGGCTGAGCGAGGTCGAGGTGCAGGGGATCCTGGAGGCCCGGGGCATCCGGGCGGTGAACAAGTCCTCCACGGTGTAGTGATGTAAGGGCCGGGTAAGCGGTCATCATGCTGACCATCTACCTGATCCTGTACGTCCTGGGAGCCGTCCTGTTCCTGCTGGCCGCCTTCCTCGGGTGGGGATGGCGCACGCCGGACGGGGCCGCCCCACGGTTCGCCGGATGGGGCAACCTCGTGGCCTTCGGCCTGTTCTTCTGGATCCTCGTCGACCTCATCCGCACGGCACGTGCCCTGTAGGCGTACTGTCGTACTGAAAGCCCCTCGGCCCGTCCCCCGTGTTCGAGGGGCTTTCGCGTTTTTAAAAACGAGTGAGCTTGACTCTCCAGGGATTGTTGGAGAGACTGGGGCTTCCGCCAGAGACGAGGAGGCCTCATGCCCCGAGACGAAGAAGAGCCGGTCCCGCTCGCGAGGATCATCCGCTCCCTCAACACCCTCCGCGACCGTCACGCCGAGTCGCTGAGCAAGATGGCGCTGGAGCACGAGAAGGAGATGAAGGAGCTGAGGGGCCGCTTCGATGCGGTGGACGAAGCTCTGCTCTCCCGGGACTGCCTCGTGGACGAGCTGGAGCGCGTGATTGCCACCCTGTGCACGCGCATCGAGCGGGTGCAGGTTCAGCTCCGGAACGACAACCAGAAGTGCGTGTACTCCGAGCCTCTGGAGCTGATGAACCTCCTCGGCCGCTCGTACGACCCTTCTGCCCTGGTCGCCCAGGCCCGGGAGAAGGCGCGGGAGGCCAAGCGCCAGGAGCTGAAGCGCCAGGAGCAGGAGGCACGTAAGCCCTCGGAGCCGGTCAAGGACGAAGACCCCACGGTCGAGTGCGAGTGCGGGAAGACCTGGCCCGACGGCCGCATGCGCGTGGGCCACAACGACATGGCCTGCTTCCGGGCCTGCCGGGTGTGCGGCCACCACGAGGACAGCCATGTGGAGGCGCTGCCCGAGGAGGGCGGACAGACGTACTGCCGCGACTGTTCCGGGACAGGCCCTGTCATCGCCAAGGACCATGTGTTCGACGGGGCGATCTGCGCCGACTGGGACCGCTGCCTGTGCGGGCACGACCGGCGCGAGCACCGCACCTCCGGGCCCAACGGGGCGTACTGCCAGGTCTGCCGACCCGAGTACGGGCGTCACCACGAGTTCGCGCTGAAGCACTAGTATGGGAGGCTGCGCGGTAGAGCAGTTCGGTAGCTCGCTGGGCTCATAATCCAGAGGTCACGGGTTCAATTCCCGTCCGCGCTACTTCCAGGAGAGCCCCGGAGAGATCCGGGGCTCTCTGTCGTCTCTGGGGCTTGTCTCCCCAACAATCCTTGTAGTAGTCTTCACTTTGTCAGGAGCTGTAGCTGATGACGTACGAGCCCTCCCTGCGTGTCCGCAGGGAGCAGCCCCACCTGGTAGCCAACCTGCTGGCCGCCGCGATCATCGCGGTCTGGGCCCTGGTGTTCGTGCTGTGGGAGCCCGGCCCGGCGGACCACCCGAGCGTGGTCGTTCCGCCCCGAGTGCGCGTCTGTGAGGACCCGACCGTAGTGTCCGACCCCGACTGCTAGGAGGGCGCATGCCCGACGAGATCCCGCCGAACGACATGACTCCGCTGGAGCGCATGACCGAACTCATGCCCTGGCTGGGATGGCTCCCCGAGAACGAGCGCCCCGAGGTGCTCACCGACCTGGTCACGAGCGTCAAGAACTCGCTGGAGCTGGGCAACACTCTCCACGAGTCCATCGAGCGCATGGTGACCGAGCTGGCCGCCTGGAAGGCCACGGCCGAGGTCCACGCGGACCCCGAGCTGTACGCGGCCCTGACGGCCCCTGTGCGACCCGAGGACCTCGTGGAGGCTCCCCGGCCTGTGGCGAAGGGCGCCAGGCGCTGTGGGGCGTCCCTGCCGCACGAGGACGCCGAGGACGGCTGGTACTGGTGCATCCTGCCGATGGGCCACAAGGGCGTGCACCACGAGGGCGACCCCTCGATCGGCTGGCACGACGGCGAGATCGTGGAGGTCTACTCCACGGACCTCGTCCGAGCCGTCCCCTCGCACATCCACGACTTCGTGGGCGACGAGGACACCTGCGTGGCCCAGCAGGGCTGCCAGCTCACCTGGGGCGGGAGCTGTGCCCAGGACACGAAGTGGGAGGCCGCCCAGAGGAGCGGAGTGCCGCTGGAGGACTGGGACACGCCGCTGTGCCCCTCGAACATCCCCGACCCGGACAAGGCCGACTCGGCCATCTGGTGCTTCCTGCCCGCCGGGCACGAGGGCGACCACCGCCGGGACGAGCACACCTGGACCCCGGCCGACGCCGCCCGCCGCGCCTGGAAGGAGGGCGACGATGCCTAAGCCGCGCTGCACCGCCCGGTACCTCACGGACCTGGAGGAAGAGGGCTACACCTCCTGCTTCAAGACCAAGGGGCACAAGGGCGGCCACGTCTCCCTCAAGGGGAACCGCTGGTCGGACGACCATCCCCGCCACGCCTACGCCACGATCGTCTCCGGTGCCCCGGACCAGCCGGAGTCCGCCGAGATGCTGGCCCAGGAGAACGAGGCCTTGCGCGAGGACGCCGAGGACTACAACAACCGGATCGAGGACCTCAAGGGGCAGGTCGAGCGCCTGATCCAGGAGGTTGCCCAGGAGAAGGCCCGGCAGGACGCCTACGAGAGCGGCCTGATCTTCGAGCTGAACGAGGCAGTCACCAACCTCACCGAGTACAAGGAGGGGCTGGAGCAGCGGGTGAAGGACCTGGAGGCCCTGATTGCCTCCATGCGCCTCAACGGTGCCCGGCACCACTTCGTGTTCGCGTACGACCGGCACATGGAGGAGGCGGGCAGGCGGCTCCAGTTCTGCCGCGACTGCGACAAGGAGAAGGAGCACCCGGCGCACTTCGCGCAGGGTTCGCGGTACCTGGACTCCCGTGAGGTCGAGAAGGCCGCCAGGGCGGCCCAGGAGCGCCTGTGCAACCTCCTGGTGGACGGGATGAAGCTCGGTCACATGACGGCCCTGAACACCGCCAGGGAGCTGCTCCAGGGCCTTCCGGGGATCGGGGACTTCCAGGCTGTTCCGGGCCGTCCTGAGGTGAGGGGATGAAGGGCTGGACCATGACCATCTGGTCCTGCTTCTGCGGACGGCGGCACGCCATCTGGTGGAAGACCGTGCCGCCTCCGTCCTGCCCGTTGTGGAAGAACCAGCCCAAGAGGAGGGCCGACTGGTGAACGAAGAGAAGAAGGACGAGCAGACCCCGAAAGAGCAGCGTGAGGCGAAGCTCTACGAGCTGCTCACGCAGAAGTTCGTGGAGACCTGGTTCGCCTCCGGCGAGAACAAGTTCGAGAACGTCCTGACCCCGGCTATGGCCGCTCGGGCCGCCATCTCCGTGTTCGAGCCGCTCCTGAATGCCCTGGACGAGGTGGCCACGGCGGCTGACCGGCTGAACAAGACCCACGCCGACCTCGTGCAGGACAGTCCTGACCCGGGCTCAGAGGCCCTGGCGGCCGAGTGGGAGATGACCCGGCTCCTGAAGAAGCTCCGGTACTTCGAACCGCACGACTGGACGTACATCAGCCGCTTCTCGGCGACGCCCAGCGAGGTTCACAAGATCCTCAAAGACGGCCTGTGCGAGGACGTCTACCTGAACTACCAGCGGTTCATCTGCGAGGTGGCCCTGAACGGGGTGCTGGACGAGCAGCACGAACGCGTGGAGGCCGAGTCGGGGGAGCCCGGCTGCTGGCACGACGGTGCGCACTCCGTCATCAAGCTCCTCGACCCGGCCAAGGAGGGCTTCCGCTTCCCGGCGGACCTCATCAACCCGGCTTGACACTCCAGGGATTCTTGGAGAGACTTACCCCGCACAACGTAATCCCGCCAGAAGACACCAGGAGCTGCCCATGCAGAACCGCACTCGCTTCACCCTCTCGTACTCCGCCCTCGCCCTCGGCACCGCCGGACTGCTGGTGCTCACCGGCTGTAGCGGGGAGCCGTCGAAGACCTCCGGCCTCCTGGACGACGTGAAGTACGTCAAGGCCGTGAAGGCCGTCCCGGCCAAGACGCATCAGGTCTCCCAGAAGACGCCCGAGACCGTGTCGTACTGCAAGACCAAGAACAAGAACGGCTCCTGCAAGACGTGGGGCACGAAGAAGACCGGCCGCTACGTCACCTCCTACGTCACCGTCACCGACGCCCCGGGCAAGCCCGGCAAGAGCGCCATGTGGTGCGTGGAGTTGGACCGCGTCCAGGGGGACCAGGACCACAACGACCAGTGGTACGAGGTCTCCTGGAAGACCTACTCCAAGTGGGAGAACGAGATCGAGGGCACGAAGGTCACCGACATGGAGTACTTCCGCTCCCTGTCCAAGTGCAAGCACTGACCAGCCCGCCCGTGACCGGCCCCGCCTGCTCCCTGGGCGCGGGCCGGTCCTCGTCTGAAGGAGCCCGTATGCAGCTCTCCCGCCAGCGGACGAACGTACTGATAGGCCTGGCCAACGGCCTGGGCCACAAGGAGCTGGCCAGCGCCATGCACCTGCGCAAGGCCACCATCGGCACGCACGTCCGCCTGACCTTCGCCGCTCTCGGGGTGAACGACCGGGGCCACGCCGTGGCCGTTGGCTATGTCCGCAAGATCCTGCGGCCGGAGCATCTGATCCTCAAGGGCCAATGCACTGCCCGCCACGACCTGATCATCTGCCGGTGCGACTGCGGGCCCTGCTCGCGCGGTGCGCACCTGAGCCACATCGAGAGGCCGCTGTGGAATCTTCCCGACCAGAGCTGAACACCGACTCGGACCGGCTCTGCGCCATCATCGACTCGCTGCCCAAGGCGCACGAGATGATCGTCCGCGAATGGCCGGACGACTACCCCGGCAACTACCGCTCGTGGGCGGACAATGTCGGTCACCCGGTGAACGCCAAGGGCCGCTGCAAGACCTGCGGCAACGGCATCACGTGCCCCTTCGCGGCCTTCTGGGACGCCCTGGTGTCCTCGGTGGTCCGGGAGCTGGACAAGCGTTACCGCATCTCCCGGAGGGGCCCTGGGCGCCATCTGTGCGTCTGCACGGACTCCGTCTACAAGGGGCGTACGTGCCCGAGCCCGGACAGCCGCAACGGATGCCCGCGCGAGGGGGAGTCCGGCAAGACCTTCCGCGAGCGCGTGATGGAGAAGTACGCCGACGCGCCCTGGGCCGAGGACCCCGCGCTGCTCCCCGACGAGGAGCCGGATCTCAGCCACGAGGACACGCTCTTCGTGTTCGGTTCGGCGCCCTCGTACCGCTGCTACGTCTCCCGGCACGAGGACTGCGAGGACGGCCCCGGCCAGCCCGAGGAGGGCTGCACCTGCGCCTGCCACGGAGGCCCGCGTGAGAGGCACTGCGGAGGTATCGGCGACCACGACCCGCACGGCGAGTGCTGGGGGAGCGGCCCGTTCCGCAAGGACCGGCGCCGGGAGTGGCTGAAGGAGCGCCGCGAGGAAGCTGGTCTGGCCGACAGCGCCATCGCGGCGAAGTGCGCCCCGCTGAAGCCCGAGATCCGGGAGAAGCTCTTCGCCGAGCTGCGCCAGGAGAACGAGCCCCAGTTCGGCGTGCCGGGCTGCAAGTGCCGACCCTTCACGCATCAGGGCGAGTCGCGGTACCTCGACCGGCCGGGTGACACGGTGGACATGGTGAGCGGCTGGGAGACCAAGGGGTGCCCGCTGCACGACAGGAAGAAGGACGCATGAGCGAGATCGTTCTTGCCGAGGACGTGCGGGTGGAGCTGGTGAAGTCCAGCGCCTCGGACGACGACGTGATCTGGGCGGCCAGGGTCTCCACCCTTGGCGAGCAGGCGGCGATCGAGGTTCCCGAGGCCCGCCGGAAGGGCCTGATCCGCTACCTGATGAAGAACCGGCACGGGTCGCCCTTCGAGCACACCTCGATGACCTTCCGCATCAGCGGGCCGATCTTCGCCTTCCGGGAGTTCCACCGCCACAGGGTCGGCTGGAGCTACAACGAGGCCAGCGGCCGGTACATGGAGCTGGGGCCGCTGTTCTACGTCCCCAGCTCCGAGCGCAACCTGATCCAGGAGGGCAAGGCGGGCCACTACGTCTTCAAGCCGGGGTCGCTGGAGATGCACGCTGAGGTCGTCAAGGAGATGGACGAGGCCTACCGGTTCGCCTACGGCAAATACGTGCGCCTGCTGGACATCGGCACGGCCCGGGAGATCGCCCGTGCCGTTCTGCCGGTAGGCCTGTTCTCGCACATGTACGCCACGTGCAACGCCCGCTCGCTCATGCACTTCCTCGGCCTGCGGACGATCAGCGAGGGGGCCACGTTCCCGTCCTTCCCGCAGCGCGAGATCGAGATGATCGCCGAGAAGATGGAGATCGAGTGGGCGCGGCACATGCCCATCACCTACGGGGCGTTCTGTGAGAACGGCCGAGTAAGCCCATGAGCGCTGAAGAGAGGGAACGCGAATCAGTTCCCATGTCCCCTCAGTGCTGGGACGACAAGCACAACTCTTGCGGCCATTCCTGGTGTCAGTGCTCATGTCATGAGCGAGAAAGGCTCCGCAAGCTGATCGAGAGACGATCGAGGTAAGCCCCTGACACTGTCAGGGCCCTGTAGTACAGTCGAGACGTTCCCGCCAGAGAGGGGCACCCATGCCCAGGAAAGACCCGTACGGCGACCGGATGAAGGCGTACGAGCTGGTCACCAGGCTCACGCTGCCGCGCCGTACGTACACGATCGTCCGGGTGGACGGCAGGGCCTTCCACACTTACCTGAGGGGCGCCGAGAAGCCCTTCGACGCGGGTGTCATGGACGCCATGCAGGAGGTCGCCAAGGAGCTGTGCATGCAGATCTCCGGCGCCCGGTTCGCCTTCCAGCAGTCCGACGAGGTCTCGGTGCTGCTGACCGACCTGGAGCCCAAGACCGAGCCCTGGTTCGACGGCCAGGTCCAGAAGATCTCCTCGGTGGCGGCCTCGATCGCCACCATGGCCTTCAACCGGCACCACCCCGGCTTCCACGGGCCTGAGCGCTCGGCCCAGTTCGACGGCCGGGTCTACACGATCCCGGACCGCACCGAGGTGATCAATTACTTCCGGTGGCGCCAGGAGGACGCGATCCGCAACGCGGTCTCCATGGCCGCTCAGGCCAACTTCCCGCACAAGTCCCTGCACGGACTGGACGCCGCCCAGCTCCAGGAGAAGCTCTTCCAGGAGAAGGGGATCAATTTTAAAAAGGAGTATCCCGACACTGCCCGCCGGGGAGCGCTCATCCACAAGGCGCTGTACTTCGTGGACGTCCCCAAGGAGCACCAGGAGAAGCACGGCAGGCCTCCGCGCGAGGTCCGGACCGAGTGGAGGGCCAAGGCGGCTCCGGAGTTCGGCTTGTACGACAGCGCGGCCGTGGCGAACCTCTTCCCCGGCTCCTCACCGGGTGCCGTGCCGGATGACATGGTCCAGATGTTCGGCTACGTGCTGGGCAGCGCCCTCATGAACACGGCTACCGACCCCGCCGGTGCCTTGTGGACGGCCAAGCAGATCCAGGAGTCCATGGGGGACCACATGTTCCGCGCCTGGATGATCGGCATGAACCCCTTCCTGGACGACCGGACCCCGCTGCTGGAGCTGCTCGACGGCAACATCACGGGCGTCGTCGCGGCGCACAAGGCCTACCTGAGGGGAGATGCGACCTCGTGAGCATCCACGACGCCCGGGAGGCGTTCGCCGAGACGCGCGAGCGCTTCCTGCGGGAGACCGCCGGGCACGAGATCGAGGTCCTGATGGACCTCTCCCAGGACGAGGAGAACCCGCAGCTCTACCGGCACCTGCGCTTCCGCAGCAAGTCCTCCGGCGGCTACTGGTTCGACATCATCACCACGCCGGGCAATCTGTTCTTCCGGGGCGACGGCGAGTCCTTCACCTTCTCGGCGAACACGGACGACCAGCTCAAGCTCTTCCGGGGGCGCCAGTGGCGCGGCAAGTACATGGACGTCTCGTACTGCCGGGAGAAGCTCACCTCCAACCGCGAGTGCGTCATCCACTACCAGGAGGAGCTGTTCGAGAAGGCCGTGCGCGAGCAGGTGGAGCACGCAATCGAGCAGGAGATCATCCCCGAGGAGCACGTGGAGCGCCTCTGGGAGGAGCTGAAGAACGAGATCTTCGAGTCCGGGTACCCCTGCGACGAGAAGGGCGCGGTCCAGTGCCTGGAGGACTTCAAGTTCTACTTCGACCCCTCCAAGGAGTTCGACTACCGGCACAAGCCGGACTTCGACTTCGAGGAGTGGTGGGAGTGGTTCGAGCAGTCCAAGGGGTACGACTGGTGGTTCCTGTGGGCCCTGTGCGCCATCTGCTGGGGCATCGAGCAGTACGACGCCCTGGTGGGCACCAGAGCCCAGAACACGGCCCAGCAGGGCCGTAACGCCGCTGAGATCGGCCAGAACGCCACGGTCGGCCGCAATGCCACCTGGGGCAAGAACACGGCCCGCGAGGGCGTGATCCTCGGGTGATGGAGCACCCCATCAAGGACGAGCGTCCGGATCTCGACGAGGTCTGGCCGCTTGTGCCGGACCGTGAGGTCGCCAAGTTCCTGCTGAGCCGGATCGTGGACGACCCCAGGACGGCTCAGAACGTCTGGAACGCCGTTGTGAGGCCCTTGTACGACCTCCGGGAGGTCTCATCCCGCTGGCCCCGTGGGAGGTGCTCCTGCGGAGCTGTGCACCCCGGCATGCGCCACATGTACCCGGGCCTGCGCTCGGAGGCGAGCCGGGGCCACCGGATGTGGTGCCTCTGGTACGTCGGCCCGATTCATCACGCTGCGCGCCGCGAGAGTACGGGCTTCGCCTCGGGCGAGCCGATGATCGACTGCGCCTGTGGTGAGCGCTACTACAAGTGGGCCGACGACGACTGGACCCGGCGCAACGTCTGCCCCGATTTCCTGTTCATCTGGAAGGGGGAGGAGGTGACCATGAGCACCGAGAAAGACGAGAAGCGGCCCGGCGAGGGAGGCGACGAGAAGCTCCCCGACGGAGGGCCGCCTCCGGGTGGCAATCGCTGAAGGAGCTGTAGTACAGTGAGGCGCTCCAGTAGTTGAGGAGTTACTCGCAGTGAAGCACGCAGGACCCAGTGACCCGGGCGACGACTTCGACGCCTTGTACCGAGAGACAGCCGCCCGGGTGACGGCAGCGGGAGGGACACCCCTCCCGAACGACACCGCCAGCACTGACAAGACCGACGAGTCCGAGGAGGACACCGATGGCTGAGACACCGGAGCAGAAGGCCGAGAGCCTGAACAAGCAGTTCGAGGAGTCGAGGGCGCGGGCCGAGGCCCGTCCCCAGGGCCAGCCCGCCAAGCTCCCCGACAACCCGAGGACCGGCTCGGACGACCCGGACGACGACCCCGCCGGTCAGTGACACACACGAAGGCCCCCTCTACCGCCGTGGAGGGGGCCTTCGCCTTGCCGTTCACCCTGATGGTATCAAGGGCTGTCTCTCAGAACGGCCAGTCGCCGTTCCCGCGCTCCAGCAGGCTCATCATGCGGAAGACCTGGTCGGAGAAGCCGGAGATCTCGTACCGGTTCGGCTTCGACAGGTCGAAGCCCGTCGTCGCGTACCCGACACCGCCGACGCCGTACATGACCACATCCTCCGGAACGGCCGTGGAGACCGCCGTGGTGTCGCGGGGAACACTCCGGTCCGCGTACCAGACGCTCTGGTTGCGCTGCCAGTTGTAGTCCGCGAAGGCCTGCATGTCCGTGACGATGATGACCCGGCTGAACTCCGGCCGCCACAGCTTCTTCAGGGCCATGACGGTCTCCGTGCCCCCGCCCACCTCACCGATGCGCTGGACGAACGACTCGATCGCCCTGAGCACCGAACCACCCCGGGGGAGCTTGTGCTCGAAGGTGCGGTCGGCGAAGCCGTACAGCTCGGTGTGATCGCCCGCCTTGGCCATGGCCACCGCGAACAGGGCTGCGACGTCCGCGTAGTGGACTCTGGACTTCCCGCTGACGGGAGAGCGCATGGACATGGAGGTGTCCGCGAGGACCAGCGTCGAGCCCGGCAGGTGCGGCAGGTTGCTCAGGGATGCGTCCAGGGCGTCCGAGAGGCACTCGCCCCACCAGTCGCTCTGTACGGCCCTGTACGCGCTCAGGAAGCGGTAGGGCATCTGGCGGGACCGCATGACCTCCGTCGGGTCGCTCAGGCGCTCCTGGACCCGCTTGCGGGCCGTCTTGGAGATCCCGGCCTTCTCGAAGTTCGCCAGGTTGCGGAGCATGGCCATGTAGCCCAGGGCGCCGCTGAAGATCAGCTTCTCCCAGAAGGCCGCGTCCAGCGGTCCCTGGAGCCAGCCGGAGAGCTGCTCCCAGGTGATCCCGGCCGCCTTGAGCTTCTCGGACGAGGTGGGCTCGTCCAGGAACGCGCGCCGCTCGCCGACCGGGATGGCCATGATCTCCTTGCGCCGCTGGAGCATGACCAGCTCGGAGGGAATCTCCGCCTTGCGGTTGTGGCGCTCGTTCAGGGCGTGCCGGTACAGGGCACCCTGCTTGGCGTCCTTGGGCGCAGGGTGCGTCAGCTCCACCACGTCGGCCAGCGAGTAGCCCTCCTCCACACGCCCGTACTTCTGGTAGGCGTACTCGTCGAAGAGATCGTTCAGGGCGAGCTGGAGGCCGCGCTTGACCGCCATCGGCAGCACCGGCGCGGAGTAGCGGCCCGGCTTGATCTCCCGGACGTTGCCCCAATTCGAGGCCCAGTAGGCGAGAAACTCGCCCGGCTCGTCCGCACGGGCCATGACCTGCGGGACGAAGTCCTTGTTGCCGACCTGGATCGTGTCGCCGATCCAGGAGCGCTCGACCTCGAACGGGTCGGTGAGACCGGCCTCCAGCCGGGCCTTGAGGGCCTCGGCACCGCCCACCAGGGCAGCGGAGCGCATGTTCGCCTTGTTCCGCAGCCATCCCAGGAAGCGGTAGAGCCACGCGGGCTCGGTGACGGCGACCTGGCGGATCAGGTCCGCGTAGCGGCTGTCCCGGTCTTCGGCCGACTCGTAGAAGGTGGACTCGCCCACCATGTTCACGACGGCGAGGTTGAACAGCTCGGAGCGGACGTCACGGGTATATCCCGCGCCGCCCTCGTACGTGGTGGCCGTGGCCACCGTGGTCTGGACGCTGACCGGTCCGGACCTGAGGGCCGCCCTGGACCCCTGGAACTTGGACATGCGAAAGCCCCTCTCTGGCGGGCAGGAGGGGCTTGGCGGTGTGGCTGAGAACTGAGTTGACGGAGACGTTTCTAAAAGGCCTGCGCTCTACCGGACTGAGCTACCTCGCGAAGAGTCACGAGGGCTGGATTTGAACCAGCGACTTCAGGCTCCCGGGTTGAAGTAATCCCTGTCTTCGCATCAGCCACGGAGCAAGACCCTCCCGTGAACTGGTGGTGGCGCAGGTGTTTTCGGTATGGAACGAAGTATCCCGCGCCTTCGCATCGGGAGGATGCGTATGCGCTGTCGTAGCGCTGGGAGATGCTCGTGGACTGGGTAGGTCAGGAGACCGTGCCCGGTAGCCCCCAGGCTGTGTCGAAGACACTGGGCCCCGAAGAGCCCATGAGGAGTCGAACCTCTGGTGATTTGTTTTCGAGACAAATTGAAGGAGCCCGACCATTTGCATCGAGCATCTTCCACCACTACGACATTCGGAATATGCGGGTTCGAGAACCTTGCGAGAACTGAGTCGCGCAGGACACGAGGCCGTTGCTCTACCACCTGAGCTACACCGGGTCAGGCCCGGTGAATGGATTCGAACCACTGACAGACGGATTAAGAAGGAACCCGCACATTCGCATCGCAGGCTCTCGATCCCGCACATTCCGCGATATGGAGTTGTCAAGGGCCGAGAACTCGTTGGTGGAGGTGTCTTGTCCAATCCTCAATTGAAGGAACCCCCGCCGTTCGCATCGGCTTGATCCCCATCATGCACTACCAACCAACCCTGGAGCAACCAAGTAAGGTGTCTGGGGCCGCCGACTGCATATGCCACCCTCTCCAGGGATCTTGCACTCCAAGGATTCTGTGCGTAGCGTCAGAGTGACCTTCCCTGTACACCGGAGGTCATCCCAGTGGACGACATGCTCGGCGTTCTGCTCAAGACCGTGGACCGGCTCCTGATTGCTCAGGGGGCTGACCCGACGATCGTTCCCGACACCGACAAGATCTTCATCGCGGCTGAGCACGTAGAGGTGGTCGCGACGAATCTGACTCCCCAGGAGGTAGCCCGTGGCGCTGTGTCTCGCCCCGAACCCGTCTGACTCCGCCGTACTGTGCGACAAGCAGCAGCCCTGTTACGGCTTCCACGCCAATGCGACGGCCTCGCAGAGCTGGCCCGGCAATCCTCTGCCGGAGAGGGCCCCGCAGACCCCCAAGGGCGGCAAGAGCCGTAAGGCCGCCCTCGCGCTGATCGCCGACCGCGCCCAGCGCTGATCCGCCAGAGAGGATTTTAAAAACCGTGCTCGCCGACTTCGAGATCCGCAAGGCCAACGACGACGGCCTGATCACCATCGAGCCGTGGGCGGAGGAGCGCCTCCAGCCTGTCTCGTACGACCTGACGCTCGACTCCTGTGCCCGCTTCGCCCCGCACCCCGAGCGTGTGGGCCTGATCGACCCCAAGGGCCTGTCGACGCGCTCCGACGCGATCCAGACCAACCAGGGCGTCGACTACATGGACAAGGGGGCCATCCCCTCCACCGGCTACACCCTCAAGCCGGGGGAGTTCCTCCTGGCGTGCACCCAAGAGGAGGTGACCCTCTCTCCGCACATCGCCGCGAGGGTGGAGGGCAAGTCCTCTCTCGGCCGCCTGGGAGTACAGGTCCACATCACCGCAGGGTTCATCGATCCCGGCTTCGGCGGCCAGATCACCCTGGAGATCGCCAATGTGGCCCCCTGGGCCGTGATGCTCTACCCCGGGATGCCGATCGCCCAGATCGTCTTCGAGCCCGTGAGTGCCCCCGAGCGGGACTACACCATCACGGGCCGCTACTGCGGCCAGCGGGGGCCGACCGAGAGCCGCTACACGCTCGCGTAAGCTCTCCAGGAACAGGTTGGGCCCTGGGAGCCCCTCACCGCACGGCAGGAGCGGAGAGGGGCTTCTTGCTGTCCTGTAGGCCCTGTTCCCGGCGAAGGGGTGGAGGGAGCGCATGGACGAGACGGACGAGGACGAGTACTGGCTGTTCCAGCAGGGACAGTGGGGCTCTCGCGTCCAGGAGCCCATGCGGGACCGGACCACCAGGGTCCGGGTCAATCCCTCGCCCGAAGACCGCAAGGTCCGGCGCCGACAGCGGCGGGCCACCGCAGGAGGAGACGTGCAGAAGCGCGCTGAACTCGTCCGCGCCGTGAACAAGGCTTCGAGCCTGGCCGAGCAGGCGCGACTGCTGGACGAGCTGGAGAAGTTCGACCGTGGCGTCCGTGCCGAGGCGGCCCAGGCCCGTGAGCTGGACCTCGCGAACACCGTGGTGGGGGAGACCCTCACCCCGGTCCGCGTCCACGAGCACCACACGGCGGCCACGGACTGGCTCGCCTACGAGGCGAGCGTGGACCCGCAGTGGCAGAACCGCATGGTGGCCGAGGCCGCCGCATGGTTCGGCCGCACCCCCGACTTCGTGAAGGCCGACGCCGAGGAGTTCGGCATCCAGGCGGAGGGCAAGGCCCGCTCCCTGGCCGGTCAGTACGGCACCCGGGCGGAGGCGGCCAAGAAGGCGTTCGTCGACTACGCGGCCTTCCTGCGGGCGCAGGCGGCCTCGGGCCTGGACCAGATCCAGCAGACGATCGACCCCAACAACTCGCCGAAGACCACGCCGCTCCCGACCGAGGTCTTCGACAACTTCGCCCCCGAGGTCGACCCCATCAACGCGGGCGTCTCCGGCACCGAGACCTCCGAGCGCAACCCGCTGCTCCAGGAGATCGTCAACGGCGGCTCCGGAGCGGACTCCGGCGCCCCGGAGAAGCCCGGCGGCCACTCCACCGGCGACGAGCTGTCCTGGTCCCCTCCGCAGGGGATGCAGCAGGACTCCGCCGCGCCCCTGTCGTACGGCCAGGGCCCGACCCCCGAGGGCGGCGCCGGTACCGGTCCGCGTCACCAGGGCTCGCTGATCGACGCCCCCTCCCCGGCCATCGGCTACGCCTTCTCGATGGACGACTACCTCCAGGCCCGAGCCAAGGCCGGTGGTCAGGGAAAAGAGCGTAAGGAGGCCGCGTCCGGGCTTCCGCAGATCCAGGAGACCGTAGACGCGAACAACCAGCCCCACGCGCCGAGCCCGATCCCGCAGGACGTGGCCTTCCCGCTGGACGAGGAGTTCCAGCCGGAGTGGACCACCAACGGCACGGGCAACGCCCAGCCTGCCGCTCCCAAGGCGGCGGTGAAGAAGCAGGCCGACATGTTCGGCGGCTCCGACGCGCCCCACCCGACCCCCACGGGTCTGCCGGTGGCCAACAGCCCGGCGACCACTCCGCCCCCGGCATCCGCCGCAGGGGGCCAGGCGGCCGGTAGGAGCGACGCCAGCGCCCACGCGGCCCCGACCTTCGGGGACGACTCGGCAAGCGTTCCTGCGCCCGCACAGCAGTACGCCGAGGGCTACTCCTCGGTGGACCAGACGGCCGGTGTCCCGCAGAACGTTCCAGGCTCCGTGGCGGGCCCCGGCAACGGTGTGACCCACGCGGGGGCCAAGGTCTCCTCGCTGATCGTCACGGCGGCCGAGCGGGAGCGCCCCGACTTCCGCAAGGGCTACGGCTACGGCTCCCGCTGGACTCCGGGCACGCGCCTGGTCTCCACGGGCTCGGCGGACTTCGAGGCGGGCCTGTACGCGGGCATCTCCGACAACCCCGAGCACCAGCGAGCGTTCGTGGAGGCGCACCGTACGGCCTCGGTGAACTGGCCGAAGCTGGGTCAGCGGGTGGACACGCACAAGGCGGTCACGGCGCACGTGGTCTCCAAGAACGAGGTGCCCTCCAACGGGATGTACCTCACCGCGTCCACTTCGATGGACCTGCCGACCATGGCGCCCAACACCTCTCCGGCCGCCGACGGCTCTACGCCGATCAACGGCCCCGGGCGCCCCGGTCCCCTGGCGGGAGAGCAGAACGCGGCAGCTCCGGGCGGCCCGAGCCCCTACAACGGCGCGGAGCCCTTCGGTACGCCGGTCGTCCCCGGTGTGGGACAGTCTCCCGCGAGTCCCGCAGACGCCCTGATCGGCGGCGGGCACATGTCGACCACCAACCAGGCCATGGGCAAGCAGGCCCTGGCCTTCCGTCAGCGTGTCCAGGCGGGTCTGCTGGCCGAGCGTCAGGGAAAGTGAGGAACAGATGACGACGGACCTGTGGAGCGAGGCGTCGCGCGATCTCGACGCCGAGCGCCACACTCTGGCCCTGGAGACGGCCAAGGCCGCTTCCACCGGCACCTGGGCCTTCCTGGCCATGGCCACGTCCCAGACCGAGTTCGAGGACCGGCTTGCCCTCGCGGGGGAGCGGATCCAGACAGTGGCGGCCGAGGCGGGCGTGGACGAGGAAGAGCTGAAGAGCGTCTTCGCCCAGCGCTTCGCCCTGCTGGCGGAGGCGGGATCCTTCCCTCCCGGAGGTGACGACGACTCCGACGAGGACGACGACTCCGGGGACGACGGAGACGACGACGGCTCGGACGACGACAGCGATTCGGACGACTCCGACGACAGCGACGACTCGGGGGACGATGACGACGACTCCGACGATTCCTCTGACGACGGCGATTCCGACGGGGACGACGACTCCGACTCCGACTCGGATTCGGACGACGACAAGGACTCGGGATCGGCTCCGCCGTGGGCGGGGAAGTTCTCGTCCCTGGCCGCCCGCATCTCGGCGGGCGAGAATCCGCTGGCGTGGGGTGGTACCCCTTTCGTCCGTAGCTCCGCCCGCAAGGAAGCGGCGGACGGGGCGCCGGTCTCGGACGTGAACAACCCGACCCCGGATCCACTGGCTGATGCGGGCGCTCCGGCGCCCGTGCCCGGTATGGAGGGCGGGATCGCGGAGACCACCAAGCCCCGGCAGATGCCGGAGGGCGGCGGGATGGACTCGCCCGGCATGGGGATGGACGGGATCGACGACAACCCCGCCGGTGCCGACACCCCGGACTCCGGACTCAACGGGGGTGACATCGAGCAGGGCGGCAACGACCTGCCACCGAGCACGGCGAAGATCGCGGCCATCGCGGCCGAGGTGCGCCGGTACAACCCGGGCCTGTCCGAGCGGCAGGTCCTGCACGTGGCGTCCCAGGCCTACGAGACCTACCTCCACAAGCACGCCGAGGACATGAGCCCGCTCCTGTTCGGCGACCGTGGGGGCGTCGAGGACGGCCCGGCCACGAACAAGGTCAAGACCTGGGCTCCGGCCGACTTCAAGCCGGGCAGGCCCGGCGGGGGCGGTACGGGCCAGGAGGGCGAGGGGGACGACGGCGGCAAGGGCTCCGAGGGTGGCGGGATGGTTCCGCCGGTCGTACCGGGCCTGAAGCGCATGCTGCCCGGAGGGGGAGCGGGCGCCGCCGGGGGCGCGGCAGCGGGAGAGGCGGCCGGAGCGGGCACAGCCCTCGCGGAGGCGGGAGAGCTTCTCCCGCTGCTGGCCCTGTAGGAGAAGCGTGATCAGCGACGGGAGCCGGATCGAGTACGTCGGCCTGAAGACGAAGACCCTGGATCCGGGGGACCAGGGCTCCGTCCTCGTCGTGTCCGGCCACAACGCCCACGTGCAGTGGCGGACCGGCTCCCTCGCGGGCAAGGTCACCCTGGAGGACACCGACGATCTCCGCCCCCTGGGAAGCCGTCAGGGGGCCGTGGAAGCGGCTCTGGACGACTCGCTGGAGGTCTCGGGCGTCGGGACCGTCACAGCCCGCCAGATCTACGACGAGGGCGGTTCCAGCGCCCTTCTGAACGCCATGGCCGACGCAGGAAAGCTCGCCTCCTTCCAGGACATCGCCGAGGAGGCGCTGACCCTGGTCGCCTCCCGTCTGCGCTCCTCGGACTCCTTCACGGCCATGGCGTCGCATCTGGACGACGACGAACGCGAGGATCTGCTGAGGACCGCGTCCGCCGCTCTCATCCGGGACGCCTTCACACCCTCCTGATGTCCTCACGGCCTGATCTCCGCCGAAGGGGTGGAGGTGGTCATGGGCAGGACCTGCGAGCGGTGCGGCGCCAAGGCGTCCCCGTTCATTCCCCGCACCCGGCTGGAGGACGGCCGACTGGTGTGCGCCGGGTGCGCCCAGGCCGTCTCGCGTGAGCGTACGGCCGGTCGCCGGGAGGCCGCCGATCACTGGGCCGGGGAGCTGGCCGACGACACGTACCACCCGCTGCTCCAGCCCCTCCCGCAGAGCGTCTGGGACCGCTTCTACGAGTCCCGCAAGACGGCGGCCGAGTCCCAGGGCTACCCGAACCCGCACCACTCCGAGATGCACTCCGGCGGCCCGGGGGAGCACGAGTGGTACCACGGCACCGGGACCCAGTTCGAGGGGCCGCCCAAGAGCGCCACTGAGCTGATGAGCGGCCACGGCTACTGGGGCAACTTCGGCGCCGGGGACTGGAACAACCACATCGGCTCGCACTGGACGTCCCTGCACGGGATGTCCAAGGAGTTCATGTCGGGCTCGAACGCGGGCAACCGGGTCATCCACGCCAAGCTGCACATGAAGAACCCGGTGCACTACAACTCGCTCGACCACATGACGCATGACGCGTACGAGCGCCTGCACGCCTCGGGCCACATGCAGGACGACGGCAAGTACGTCGGAAACCACCGGGACGACGCCAGCGACGAGCACGGCTGCTGCTCCGGCCGATTGCTGGAGTACGCCAAGGGCCAGCACCGCTCGGACGGCAAGTACGGCCTGGAGGCCTACCGGGACTCCCTGCGGGCCTCCGGCCACGACGGCATCGTGGTCCGCAACAACACGGACGACCCGATCGGGCACTACAACGCGATCCCGCTCTCCTCAGACGACATCGAGATCACGCACGGCGGCTGCAACCGGCAGCACCACGACGAGCGGGACAACGACGACGAGGAGTTCGAGACCCATCGGGACAAGCTCGTCGGCGACTGGAAGGAGGAGGCGCCCTACCACTCGTCGCTCTACAGCGGCGGCAAGGCCCTCCCCGACGCTTCGGACGTCCACGAGGCCCATGTGGCCAAGAAGGCCGTCCAGCACGCCCACGTGGCCCCTGGAGCCGAGCGGGGCGACGCGGACCCCGAATCCCCCGGACACGACCTGGACGAGGCTCACGAGGAGAACGAGCCGAGCTTCGGCGGGGAGTACTGCTCACATTGTGATGAGCTGACCGATCACTCCACCGAACAGCACGGCAAGGAGCACGATCTCCGGCACCTCGAAGAGCATCACGGATACTCCCCAGATCACTTTCTTCACGATGTGCTCAAGGAGATGTCGCCGGATGAAGTCGCAGCTCATCACCATCACGAGCACCACACGGACTTCCCCTCCGGAGACTTCCCGGACCACATTCATCACAATCTGAAAGAGGCTCGGATGGCCCCGTATCAGAAGGTGGCTCACGACTCGGGCGACGGGGCAACGATCTTCCACTGCCCCTTCTGCGGTTCGGGTCAGGTGATCGCCCGCTCGGACCGGAGCACCGAGTGCGAGTACTGCCACACCTGCTTCACCGTCCAGGTCCAGCCGCAGTTCCCGGCCTTCCCCCAGACGGTCGACGGGATGCCCATGCAGGTGCCCGGCATGCCCGGTCAGATCGGCGGTCCTCCGGCCGCTCCGGACGCCATGGGAGACCCCATGGGCGGCGTGGATCCCTTCGGTGCAGGGGGCGACCCCGGCGAGGAGGACGAGGGAGAGGGCTTCCCCGGCAGCGACGACGAGGGCGATGAGCCGGAGGACGACGAGGAGGGCGGCGGGAGTGCTCCCCCGTTCGCCAAGGGCTCCATGCTCCGCACGGCCTCCGGCGCGGAGCTGGGGATGGACAACTACGTGAGACACCTGGCGATCAAGTTCGCCGACGACAAGGACGCCGTGATCGAGCAGATCCGGGAGGGACGGTAATGGCCGAGCGCACGTTCTACGTAGTCGTGGACTACAAGGGGCCCGACGGGGTGGAGCACCAGCGCGGGGAGTCGGTGACCTTCGCCGAGGGGGACACCCTCCCCAGCGAGCTGCGCCAGCGCGGAGTGCTCTCCCTGACCCCGGTCCGCCGCGAGGTCTCCGGGCGCCGGAAGGAAGGCGCGGAGTGATCTCGGGGGAGCTTCTCACGCACATCGAGAACGCTCCCCGGACCGAGCTTCCCGGCATCCTCGCAACGGAGCACGAATGCCAGGGGTCGAAGTTCCACAGCCCCAGGCCACTGGTCGTCCACCAACTGCCGATGCCGCACTCGCCCGGGGAGATGATCTACCTCTGCGGCACCTGCCGGGACAACGTCCTGCTGCTCTCCTCGCTTCAGGAGCAGGGGGAGGTGCCGTGGCCCGTGAAGAGGTGCTTCGGGAACCTCATCCGGGCCATCGCCGACAACACCAAGGAGAACGACCATGCCTGAGCAGGACCCCCAGATGGACGCGTACCAGGCGGCTGCCTTCCAGCGCCTGGGCAAGAGCATGGTGCGCGGGGGTGCTGCCCAGACCGACGGAACTCCTGAAGCTGCCCAGATGCGGAAGAACCGGCGGGTGAACATGCGCCGGACGGCAGCGGCCGGAGGCCCCTCGTCGACTGCGTTCGCCACCGGGCGCCCGCGCGACCCGCTGTTCTACTGGAAGCAGAACAACCTCCCCTACGAGGTCGACGACGAGGCCCAGCTCCGGCAGCTCCGGATGTACTGCCGCCTGCTGTACCAGACCCACCCGATCATCGCGTCCTGCATCGACATCTACACGAAGTACCCGCTGCTCGGCATGGAACTGCGGTGCAAGGACGAGCAGGTCACACGCTTCTACGAGGACCTCTTCTTCACCAAGGAGGGCCTGAACTATAAGAAGTTCCTGCTGGACGTCGGCCGGGAGTACTGGACCGTCGGCGAGGCCTGGCCGTTCGCCACCTTCAACGAGTCCCTGGGCATCTGGGACAACGAGGAGCTGCTCAATCCGGACGATGTCCAGGTCCAGCGATCGGCCTTCCTGCGTGAGCCCCGCTTCCTGATCCGCCTGCCGGAGACGATCCGCGAGGTCATGCAGCGGCGCTCTCCGGCGTGGGAGTACGAGAAGATCATGAAGGTCTACCCGGAGCTGTCCCGCTACTCCGGCGCGGACGACCTTATGCCGGTGTCGAACATCCTGCTCCAGCAGATGAAATTCGAGGCGGACACCTTCGCCAAGCGGGGTATCCCGCTGCTCATGCGCGCCATGCGCGCGGTCATGCAGGAGGAGATGCTCAACGCGGCTCAGGACGCCGTGGCGGACCGCCTGTACACCCCGCTGGTCCTGGTGAAGCTCGGAGCGACCGCCAAGGACCTCGGCACGGAGATCCCGTGGATTCCCACCCAGGACGACCTGGAGGAGTTCATGGAGTCCCTGGACGCCGCTCTCGCGGCCGACTTCCGGGCTCTCGTGCACAACTTCGCGGTGACCATGGAGCCCGTCTTCGGCCGGGAGAACATGCCCGACATGACGGCGGACTTCGAGCGGCTGGAGGACCGGATCCTTCAGGCTTTCGGCCTGTCCAAGACCATGCTGTCTGGTGCTTCCTCCGGTGAGACGTACGCGGCCGACGCGCTGAACCGCGACCTGGTCTCCCAGCTCCTGACGACCTACCAGGACATGATCAAGGAGCACTTCCGCCAGCGGGCTCTGGTGGTCGCCGAGGCCCAGGAGCACTACGACTACGACGAGCGCAACGGCAAGCGCTACGTGAAGATGGAAGAAGTCCTGGAGATCGACGAGGAGACCGGCGAGGAGCGCATCGTCGAGCAGCCGAAGCTGCTGGTCCCCGAGCTGACCATGCAGACGATGTCCCTCAAGGACGAGGCGGCCGAGCGGGAGTTCTTCGAGGCCCTGCGCGCGGCCGGGGTCCCGATCTCCATGAAGACCCGGCTCATGGCCTCCGGCATCGACTTCGAGGACGAGATCGAGCGCACCCAGGACGAGTCCGTGGCCCTCGCGGTGGCCGAGCAGGAGACCCGGAAGAAGACCTACCAGGCGCTCAAGGACGCCGGACTCCCGATCCCGTCCGACCTGCGGGCCGACTTCCAGCCGGTGGCCCAGCAGGCCATGCCCCCGGCCCTGCCGGACGCCACTCAGGGCATCCAAACTCCCCAGCTCGGTCTGGCCTCCGGACCGATGACGCCGACCCTGGCTCCCACTCAGATGGACCTCATGGGCAACCAGCCCGCCGGTGGGGTCCCGATGCCCGGCATGCCCGCCACCCCGGTGGACGGCACCGAGCAGGGCGGCGAAGCGGCCTCCGAGGGTGCAGCGCGCCCCGAGGAGTCCGACGAGCAGCGGGGCGGCATGCCCAAGCCCGCAGCCCTGTTCCGGCAGACCGAACGCACCCGCAAGCTCGCGCGGGAGCTGCACCAGCCCCGCGACCTCCCCGAGGGCGTGGAGCTGAAGGACTGGGACCCGATCGGCAAGTTCGCCACCCCGAAGGTCGTCGGCATCCGGCGCCACATCGAGGTGGACCCCGAGACGTTCTACGAGGAGACGGTGGATGCCTAAGCACCTCACGACCGCCGACACCGGCGACTTCGTCACCGCCGAGATCATCGGCGCCAACAACGGCATCGCCCAGCTCGGCTCCGACGGCAAGGTCCCCAGCTCCCAGCTCCCCACGGTGCTGACCGGCTCGGTGGACTCGGTCAACGGCCTCGTGGGCAACGTCGTACTGACAGCGGACACCGTAGGAGCCCTCTCAACGGCCTCCAGAGGCGCTGTGAACGGTGTGGCGTCCCTGGACTCCACCGCGCACATCCTGGCGTCCCAGCTCCCCTCCACGGTCGTCCTGACGGCCTCCCTGGGCGCTGCTGGCGGTGTGGCCACACTCGGGGGAGACGGGAAGCTCACGGCGGCCCAGGTGCCCGCTGCCCCGGTCACCTCGGTGGCGGGCAAGACGGGCGCGGTCACCCTGGTGGCCTCGGACGCCGGAGCGATCTCCACGTCGGCCCGGGGCGCGGCGAACGGTGTGGCCTCCCTGGACTCCAACAGCTTGGTGCCCTCGGCTCAGATCCCCTCGCTCGCGGGGTCCTACCTCGTGGTGCCGTCCGCCACTCCCACGGCAGCGAACCAGGAGTACACCTCGGTCGCCTCGGGATCGAACTCCGGGCAGTGGGTGACCCCGAAGTTCTACGTCTCGTCCTCTTCGGGAGGGATGCCCAGCAGCCCTCCGAACGGCTCGATCTGCTCCCGTACCGACCAGAAGGCGATCTACCAGTACAACGGGTCCTCCTGGATCCCGCTGCCGTACGTGGAGGCCTGGCGCACCCTCACCCTCGCCTCCGGTGTGAGGGGCTACCAGAGCAGCTCCGCCATCTGGCTCCCCAGGATCCGCCGGATCGGCAACCAGGTGTTCATCCGGGGCCGGGTCGAGCTGGTCTCCGGCAACAACTGGGCCACCGGCTATGTCGTGGCGACCCTGCCCTCGGACTGCGAGGTCGCCTACCCGCAGGACGTGGTCGGCACCTGTACGACCGGGTCCGGCCAGATCGGAACAGCTCGCTTCCAGATCGACACCGACACCCAGAACATCGTCTTCTTCGCCGGATCGGGGCCGAACCCGAACACTCCGTGGCTCGGCCTCAACTGCTCCTTCTGGATGGACTAGATGCCCAAGCACCTCACCACCTCGGACGCGGAGGACTTCATCGCGGTCACCGAGAAGGGCGCCAACAACGGCGTCGCCCCTCTCGGTTCGGACGGCAAGGTCCCCAGCTCATTCATCCCGGGTCTCGGTGACAGCGCGGTCACCTCCGTCAACGGGCATTTCGGCAACGTCGTCCTGACCGCCTCCGACCTGGGAGCGGTCCCCACGGCCCAGATCGGGGTGGCCAACGGTGTCGCCCCTCTGGACTCCACCGCGCGCCTGCCGGTGAACCGGCTCCCCCTGGCCGCCGTGCAGTCCGTCAACGGCTACTCGGGCCCCTCTGTGACCCTGACGGCAGCCGACCTGGGCTCCATCACCCAGGCCACGGCCGACGGCCGGTACATGCGCCAGGACTCCTTCGTCTACAACGCCAAGGAGCACGGGGCCGTCATCAACGGCACCACGGACGACGCCCCCGCGATCAACACCCTGCTGAGCACCTCTCCGGCCGGATCTGTGATCCTGCTGCCGCCGGGAGACGTGGCGATCAACTCGCCGATCGTCGTGCCGCCGGGCAAGACCCTCATGGGCATGCACACCAACCTGATGAAGGTCCCGGGTCTGTACGACCCGGCGGTGCGCATCAAGCCCCTGGCGACCTTCACCGGCGCTGCGGCGATCCTCTTCCTGGACCAGCCCACCGGTGGCTACACGGCCATCTCGGGTGAGCAGCGCCTGATGAACATCATGATTCACGGTGCCGTGGGCCCGTCCGGACTGGACGGCATCCAGGCCAAGGGCAACATCCAGAACGTGGTCATGCACGACGTCACTGTGCGGGACATGACCGGCAACGGCATCTACACCGGCGTGAACGCCGGGGTCTACCCGTACTCCTGGCGCCTGCACCGGGTGATGCTGGACAACAATCACGGCCACGGCGCCATGTTCCAGCTCATGACCGACCTGACGATGATCGACTGCCAGGCGATCGGGAACTGGGCCAACGGCTTCGTGCTGAACAACCTGGCCAACAGCCAGCTCAGCTCCTGCCGGGCCGAGTGGAACGGCAACCACGGCTACTACGTCACCGGCTCCTGGGGCACCGGCACGGGCTCCGGCGGCATGCAGATGTCGAACTGCGGCACCGACCGCAACGGCTGGCACGGCGTGTTCATCGACGCGACCGGCAACGCGCCGATCGTCCTCTCCAACCTGATGACGCGCCGGGACGGCCGCAACGGAGGCGCCGGAGGGGGTGCCTACGCGGGCGTGTGCGCGGCGGCGAGCACGGTTCCGGTCACCATCGGAGACTGGATCCAGTACCCCGGCACGGACGACAACGGAACGGGCACCAACAGCCCGCAGTACGGAGGCTCCTTCAGCGGGAACACCTCCGTCCAGATCGAGAACGCCTACCTGCACGCGAACACGGCAGGCCTGTACGACGACGGCACCAACACGTCCTTCCAGCTCGGTGCGAACATCGTCTACGCGACCGGCCCCACCACCGCCCCCGTACGCACCCAGGGCGGCGGAGTCGTGCGGACCGGCTCGCTGGTCCGCAACGTCATGGACTACGGGGCCAAGGCGGACGACTTCACCGACGACTCCGGAGCCTTCCAGGCGGCCATCGACGCCTCTTCCCAGGGCGACGTGGTCTACGTGCCGCCGGGCAAGTACCGGCTCGCCAACACGGTCATTCTGACCCTGGGCGTGACCCTCCGGGGCGGAGGCTGGAGCCCGCACTTCGTCCCCCGGACGAACATGACCGAGGCCTATCTCCGGCCAGGTATCGGCAACTTCCTGGGCACCGAGCTGATCCGGGTGGACCCGGCCCCCGTCGGCGGCTCGTACCTCGACTCGGCCCTCGGAGGCGGACCCCGGATCGAGGGTCTCGCCCTGAGCGGCAGGTCGACGACCAACATCACCGGCAACAACATCACCGGCATCAAGGTCTCGGCGGGCGTGAAGGACGTCCAGGTCCGCAAGGTCTCGATCTGGCAGTTCACCGGAGACGCGATCCGCACCGACGACGGCGCGGGCATGGTTTTCGATCAGGTCGTGTGCTCCACGAACGGCGGGGTCGGCTTCAACATCGTCTCGATCACCTCGGGGACCGCCGGGGCGACCGACGTCGACATGATCAACTGCTACTCGCAGGGCAACGGCGGGGACGGCTACGTGCTGGCCAACCCCAACGCCGTGACGATGACCGGCTGCCGCTCGGAGTTCAACGCGGGCCACGGCTACACCTTCACCGGCCTGAACTACTCGCTGGTCATGACCTCCTGCAACACCGACCGGTCCGGGAAGAACGGCTTCAACTTCCTCACCCTGGACGGCGGCAAGCCTCCGCTGCTCATCGGGTGCCAGGCCAAGCGGGACGGAAGCAGCGCCGGAACCTGGGCGGGCTTCAACTTCCAGGGAACCAACTCCGGCACCCAGGCCCCGGGCGGCATCCTCCAGGGATGCAGCGCCTACGTGGGCCGCAACGACGACAACTCCGGCACCCGGTCTCCCGCGTACGGCGTGCAGACCCTGTTTGCCCGCCGGGTCCAGATGTCCGGCGGCTGGATCGAGGGCACCACCGGTCCGTACAACGACACCACGGTGGCCATCAGCAAAACCTCCGGGATCGTCCAGGTCACGATCGACCCTTCCACGGGCACCGGGACCATCTCCAACTCCGACCGGATGGACATCAACGGCTCCCCGGGGTCGACCCGAGCCCTGAGGTTCTTCAGCCGGGGATCCGGGCAGCGCTGGGAGGTCCGGGCGAACTCCACCTCGGAGGCGGGCTCCAACGCCGGGTCGGACTTCGACATCTCCCGATGGAGCGATGCCGGAGCGGAGATCGACGTCCCCTTCCGGATCACCCGCTCCACGGGCGTGGTGCGCTTCACCAAGCCCCCGACCCTCAATTCGACGTCATTCACCACACTGGGCTGGATCAGCGTCAAGGACTACGGCGCGCTGGGTGACGGCACCACGGACGACACCACGGCCATCCAGGCCGCTCTGACGGCCTGCCCGGTCGGCGGAGTGGTCTACATGCCCCTGGGCGTGTATCGCACCAGCGCGCCCCTCCTCGTGCCTCCCTACGTGACCCTGACGGGCACGCACGGCGGCGGTGAGGCGCAGAGCACGTCCTCTCCCACCCCGTCGTGCATCAAGCCCCTGGGGAGCTTCACCGGCGCCGCTGTGGTCCAGGTGGTGGACCAGCAGATCGGCGGTTACGCGACCATCTCGTCCGAGGTGAAGATCGAGAACCTCACCATCAACGGCTCCTCGCTGCCCACCGGGTCCGTGGCGGGTATCCAGATGAAGGGGCAGATCCAGCACATCACCATCCGGGACGTGCAGGTCCGGCAGGTCACCGGCAACGGGTTCGACACCGCCTACAACCTGAGCGCCCCTCCCGGCCCCCAGGCGCCCTTCTGCCTCCACTGGGAGCGGCTCTCGGCCCTGTGGTGCGGCGGGACAGGGTTCGCCCTCAACAACTCCACGGACAGCTACTTCGGGGACTGCTACGCCCTGGGGTGCAGCAGTTGGGGCTGGTACGTGGCGGGCGCCAACGGCTCGACGTGGATCGGCTGCCGCGCCGAGTGGTCCGGCACCGACGGGTTCTTCCTCGCCACGAACACCGCCGTGCAGACTTTCGTGGGGTGCTCCACGGACCGCAACGGGCAGCACGGGTTCAACATCGGCAGCTCCACCAGCACCGGCACGATCGTGCTGTCCGGCTGCCGGTTGACCCGGGACGGCCGCAGCTCCACCACCTCCGGGTACGCCGGTCTCAAGGTCAACACGACGACCCGGAAGGTGTTCGCGGAAGGGCTGATCGTCACCACCGGCCGTGACGACGACGGCACGACCGGCAACCTGACTCCGCAGTACGGCGTGTCCGTCTCCGGATCCTCGTACGTCGTGGTGGCCTCGGGTGACGTCAACGGTGTGACCACCGCCTGGAACGACGGCGGCGGCAACACCACCCTCCTGCGGGGAGGGATGGTCACAGGCTCGGACATCACCTCGTGGAACTGGGCCGGGACCGCGATCAGCGTGGCGGCCACCGCCGGGTCGATCGTCCTCCAGTCCAGCGTCACGGGCGATTCCCAGCAGCGGATGACGGTCGGTGCGGACGGCAAACTGAGCTGGGGATCCGGTACCGCCGTGCCGGACACCAACCTGTACCGCAGCGCTGCGGCCACCCTGAAGACGGACTCGTTCTTCTCGATGGGCGGATCCGGCCAGGCCTCCGGCGCCTTCTCGGTCTTCACCGGGGCGGCCAAGGCCCTGATCGCGGGAACCGCCGGGGGCGGTCTGGCGGTCAAGGAGGGCACCAACGCCCGCTCCGGAGTGGTGACCCTGTCCGGCGGCACGGCCACGGTGTCCAACACCAGCGTGACGGCCACGACCAGGATCCAGTTGACCTCCCAGGCCGACGGCGGCACTCCGGGATGGCTGCGGGTGTCGGCACGGACGGCAGGAACTTCGTTCACCATCACGTCCAGCTCGGCCTCGGACACCTCGACCGTGGCGTACTTCATGGTGGAGCCCGCGTAGACCGGGTTCCGCGTCAGATCTGCATAAGCGGGCACCCTTCCTGGGGACAACTTTCCAGGAAGGAGCCCTCATGTACCCCTACGGCCTCGGGACGATCCTGCTCGTCGTACTGATCGTCATCCTGATCGTGGTTCTGGTGTGACCCTGTCCTCCCCGCTCTTGCTCCCCGGAAGGGGTGAGACCGAGGAGGACGCATGGGGCTTGGACGCCGTGAAAGCAGGCACGAGACTGCCCTGTCGATGAAGCACGCGGCGGCACAGCCGTACCCGGCCGACTTCCACGAGGGTCAGCGCGTGATGACGGTCGACGGCATCCCCGGCACCGTGGAAGAGGTCATCTACTCCGGCGTCCTGGGGGAGGAGTACGACGTCGTCCTCGATAACGGCGCGGGCCGGGGCACCTACTCGGCCTCCCAGCTCACCCCGTACGCCACCGGCACCCGGCAGGCCTCCAGCGTCCATCTGGCCTCCGACGACTACCCGGAGCTGGAGCAGGTCCTCCAGGAGCGGCCCGACATCGCCCTGCCGGTCCGGATGGGCTCGCTCCAGACCACGGCGGCCGTTCCGCAGTTCCAGTTCGAGCACGAGGACCGGGACACGGGCGGATCGAAGTTCCCCATCAAGAGGACCCTGCGCGCGATCCACCCGGAGACGGGTGAGCACGCAGGGACCCTGAACTACTTCCCGCCCAAGCGCAAGGGCGGCATCGTGACGGTGGACAGCCTGGAGGGCGGTCATCCGGGCGCGGCATCGGCGCTGATGAACGAGATGGAAGACCGGCACCCGGGCAGTCGCGTCAAGCACGCCAACGACATGCCGATCAGCAAAGAGAAGAAGTTCTACGACCACCCCGACTACGGCAAGGCCACGGACTGGGACCAGCATCTGCCGAACCTCGGGGACACGATTCACCGGGGCATGAGCGTCAAGCTGGAGCCCTGGGACGCCAAGCAGATCAACAGCGGCGAAGGGTCGGCCGCTGACCATGCCGAGATCCTCCGGCAGCACCTGCACAGCACCGGCCCGCTCGGCATGCACTGGTCTACCAACGAGGACATCAGCCGGAACTTCGCACACCGCAACATCCGGGATCCGCGCACTGAGGTGCCGATGATTCTGCACGCGGACACTCCGGACCCCAAGCACATCGAGACGCGCCCCAGTGTTCTGAAGAACAACGGCGTCTGGTCGCACGACTACGAGTACGGCGACGCCGAGGTCCCCATGCGCCGGGGCAAGCCGATGAGCATCAAGGGCATCTCCTGGAAGCCGGACGCTCCGCACCCCGAGGCCGACGAGAACGGCTGGGTCCACCACACCTTCTCCGAGCCGATGCAGCACACTGCCTCGCACATCGTGCTGGCCGAGAACGACTACCGGATGATGCACGGTGCGCCCGGCCCCGGTGAGGGCAACAACCACCTCGGGGAGATGGGCCACGAGGGCGAGATGGTGGACATCTACCGCTCAGCCCCGCACGGCACGAACGTGATCAACAAGGGCGACTACGCCCACCAGCACGGCTACGGTGCGGGCCCGCGCGACAGCGACTGGCCGGTCATGCACGCCCGCGTACCCGCTGAGCACGTCTGGACGGACCACAACGACGAGAACGAGCAGGGCTACCAGGGGCCGGACCTCCACCAGCCCGGCTTCCACCACCCCGAGCTGGGCCACATCACGCACGAGGACGCCCGGATCGGCGAGGAGGACCACAAGGCCCAGGACATCCACCTCCTGAGCCCTCCGGCCGCCGAGAAGACCTACAACGGCGGAGCCGTGGCCCTGAGCCCTGAGGTGCACGACTTCGTCCACGACAAGTCCCGGCCGATGGCCGAACGCGCCCAGAAGCTCTACCAGCACCTGCCCGCCTCCTCGTGGATCCACAACGACGAGCACGCGGACCCGGACGACGCCTCCATGGACTCGGACATCGACGCCGAGGAGCACACCGGTGGAGAACGGCCTCCGACGCACTTCGTGCTGCACGGCGAGGAGGGCGGAGGCGGTCAGCACCACGGGATCTCGTGGGCCGAGGGCACGCACGACTACGAGGAGAACTACGCGCCCTCGTACCCCGGCGAGTACACCCACCACTCGATGGTCGACGGCTCGCACTACAAGACCAGTGCCAAGCAGGCGAACCAGCAGGACGGCGGCTTCGCCGACACGGCCGACGCCATCCCCGAGGAGGAGATCGTGGCCCACGGCTCGGTGGACCCGTACGAGATGCTGACCCTCGCGGCGGCGGATCCCGATTTTAAATTCCACGTCACGGCGGCCTGGGCCGACGTCCGCGCGAAGGCGAAGCGGATCCGCTCCGAGGGAGGGGTGCGCATCACCCTCGCGAGCGACGGAGTGGTCTTCGGAGAGGTCCAGGGGGACCACCACGTCTACGAGACCGGCGTGCAGCGCCTGCCCGGCGCCCGCAACTCGATCGCCACGTACTCCTGCGGCTGCAAGTGGGGCGCGTACCACTGGGGCGCCCCCGACGACTTCAGCCGGTTCGCGGGCCGGATGTGCTCGCACGCCCTCGCGCTCCAGTACGAGGCCATGAGCCGAGGCATGTTCGGCCGGGACGTCACCGAGGACTCCGCGAAGCCCGAGTGGGTGCCGGAGAAGGTCGTCCTGCGCTACGACATCGACTCCGGCGAGAACCGCATGGTGCGGTCCAGCGCCATGGAGGAGCAGAGGTACTACCACGGCACCTCGCACCCCTTCCAGCCCGGCGACATGGTGGACCCCTCGTACGAACTGGGCGGCCGGAGGGGCAACTCGCACGCCTTCATGACCTCGGACCCGCAGGTGGCTCACAACTACGCCAAGCACAAGGCGTGGGCCCAGGGGATGTTCGACGACACGGTCCAGCCGCACGCCTTCGAGGTGCGCCCGACAGGCCCCGTGGAGAAGGACGACACCGTGGGAGACGAGTTCGGAGCGTTCCGGACCCGGCATCCCATGCAGATCGTCCGGGAGATCTTCCCCGGCGAGCACCACCAGGCCTCCCTGGAGATCACCCCGCTGCTGGCTCTGGCCCGCTACGCCCACCGCAACGGCGAGCTGGACGAGCTGGAGTTCACCATGCGGTCCCTGGGTTTCATGGTCGACTCGGCCATCAGCTCCCCGTGGGGCGAACCCTCGCCGGAGGCCCCGCAGTACGCCCCGGGCCCGACCAAGCCCCGCAACCCGGCAGAGAATCCCGGCTCGGTGGGCTGGGCCTCCCAGGGGGACCCGGACACCTGGGACTCGATCATGCCCAACGAGCTGGGCGACCGGGTGGCCTCCCTCAACGACGAGTTCATGTTCGAGGCGGCCATCCCCTCGGAGATCGCGCACTCTGACGACCCTCTGGCGGCCTCGGAGAACACCGAGGGGTTCCCGGGCGAGATGCAGATGATGGCGGCCGAGAGCGGCCCTGACAGGCCTTCCGGGCCCAAGGGGGGATCGGGCGGCCGGATGCCTCCGGGCCACCCGGGGATGCCCCAGCACGAGGAGCTGAAGGAGAGCCTCGGTGAGGACCTGGAGAAGTCGGCCTTCTGGCAGATGCTCCTGAGGGCGGCACCGGCCATCATCAACGGTGTCACGCACATGATGGACAGCAAGAAGGACGGCGGGGACGAGGAGGAAGAGAAGCCCGGTCCCACGCCGGACATCACCTCCCAGACCCAGGCGACCCTGCACATGCAGCCGGAGGGGGCACTGCCCTTCACCGACGGAGACGGGCCGGACCTCACTGACGACGAGTCCCTCACGCCGCCCCGTGCGGCCTCCCTGGCCGTCAGCGACGTCGTGGCGCAGTTCCAGGCCACTGCCGGGTATCTGGCGCCCGGAGGGAGCCCCCAGGCCGTCACAGCGCCTCTCAGCGGCCGTGGTGACGCCTCCGAGATCGCGCAGGCGGCACGGGCCGCTCTGGCCAAGGTCGCGGTGAAGGACTACACCCCGGCCGAGCAAGCTGCGATCATCAACGAGGGCCACAACGTCAGGGCCTCCAACCTGGACCGGCTCGACATCGGTGACACCCACTACGCCCACCTGAACGACGAGGACGAGATCTCATGGTGAAGACCAGCAAGGACACGGACCAGGACGTCCCGCTGCTCACCCCGCCGAAGCCGGGGGAGGAGCTGTTCGGGGGAGAGGGCAAGTCCTACAAGGTCACCAAGGACGTACATCCCTTCCAGCTCATGGAGGAGGTCTACGCGCGCCTCGGGGACCGCACAAAGTACGAGGTGGCCGCCCACCTGGAGGACGACGACAAGCCGGTCTCCGAGGAGAACCCGCTCACCCTCCACCTCTACGGGGACGTGGATCTGCGTACGGTGCGCGGGGTCGTGGAGTCCCACGAGAAGGACGAGGACTACGGCCTCAGCGACGAGGAGAAGGAGCTGAACGCCCTCAAGGCGAGGCTCGCCTCCGGAGAGGACCTTCCCACCTCCGAGCTGAACCGGCTCCTCCGGAGCATGCTGTAGCGCTCCAACCTTTCTTGGAGTACCATGGGTCCATACCGACTCCTCAGGAGGATCCATGGCCTACTTCCTCGACCCCGAACTGGACGCACTGACCACCGGCAAGAGCCGTCCGGCCGCCGGAAGCCCCCGGGTGAACCCGGACAAGCCGAGGCGCCCCAACAAGTTCGGGAAGAAGTGCCACGGATGCGGTAGCTGGGTGAACGCGGGCGCCGGATACCTGGACCAGGCCCACGGGGGCTGGGTCGTGTACTGCGCCACCTGTCCCTGAGGGAGCCATGCAGACGTACGTGATCGTGGAGGGTCCTCCCGGGACCTTCCGCGTACGCAAGGGCCGCCACCTGCTGCCGGAGGAATTCGACAGCGAGGACGCGGCCCTCAAGCGTGTGGACGTCGTGAAGGCGCCAGGCGACAGGGTGCTCGCGGAGGGCGAGGACGGCTATCGTAGGCCTGTGCGGCGGAAGCACTGGCGACGGTGACAGTACGCGCTTGCAACCAACGATTCCGTGACTAAGCCCCGGGACCGAATTTAAAAACGGCTCCGCTCAACCCTGCGGAGCTGTGACTCACAGTCAGTAGCAGGCCCTATGTGGTGTTGAACACCATGAAGGCCTGGATATGGACAACGTGACCAGAAGACGGTTGAATGAATCCCGAGCGGAAGGCCGCTCTCTGGCATTCGAAGCCCCTTTGCCCCCTCTGGGCAGAGGGGCTTCGTTCTGCTGTCCTAGGAGCAGCCAGGGCCGAGAAAGGTTGAAGGGCCACCATTTAGAGCGATGAAGGAGGCAGCCATGTCGGTTACTCGGCGTGCTCCCTTGTCGTTTCCGACTGATGGAGGTCCTCGTGGCAAATGAGCCGTTGGGCAAAGACGACTTCAACCGCCACGTAGACCGGCACGACCGAGTCCACGCCGACCTGGACGCCAGGATCGCACGGGATATGGTCCCCCTCCCGCTCTACACGGCGGACCAGCGGACCATCGAGCGGCGCCTGACGAACCTGGAGACCGCGCTCGCCACCAAGGCGGACGACGCCGATCTTCAGCCGATCAGGGACCGCCTGGACAAGGTCGAGCAGCGCCCGGCGAACGTGCGGAACTACCTGATCGCGCTGGCCGGACTCGGACTGACTCTTCTGGGCATCGTGGTGAGCGCCTACTTCTCGGCCAAGGGGTCTGGATGAGTTCTCACGCGAAAAAGCCCGAGTCGACAGAGGGCGGCTGGTTCGACCGGAACCAGTTCCGGGTGCTGAAGGTGGCCGTTGCGGTCATCTTCGGTCTCGTCCTGCTGACGGGCGGTTACGTCTCGTACCAGCTCTTCAAGCTCTCCGACCGGACCAACCAGCAGGGCGTGACCATCAGCGCCCTGTCAGAGAGCCTGGACAGCTCCCGCGAGCAGCTTCAGGACCATGGGATAACTCCGACCGTGCCCCCGGCCAAGACCGTGGTGGAGCAGGTCAAGGGAGATCCTGGCGCCAAGGGCGACACCGGAGCCCAGGGCGTGCAAGGACCTGCTGGCCCTCCCGGCCCTTCGGGCTCTCCTGGACCCCGTGGTCCCAAGGGCGATACGGGAAACATGGGCCAGGCAGGGGCCCCGGGTGTCGCTGGTGAAACCGGCCCTTCCGGCGCACCCGGGGCCAATGGAGTCGACGGCCCGCAGGGGGTCCAGGGGGAGCCGGGACCGGCGGGTCCCAAGGGCGAGCCCGGAGACCCTGGGCCGACCGGCCCTACCGGCCCTCCAGGGCCGCAGGGGACCCTTCCTCAGACGATGACCCTCAACCACGCTGACGGAACCAGCGAGACCTGCACGCTCCAGAGCGATGGTTCAACGTACAACTGCTCGGGTAACGGACCTGCACCGCAGCCGTCTGGAAGCGACTCTCCGAGCACTCAGGTAACGGCATCGGACTACCACCGTGACAGGGCTCCTGAGCAGCCGCAAAGGCCCTCGGGATTGTCACAGGTGTATGCGATCGTTAGCGAGAGAAAGCGTTCCGTGTAGGGGGTGAGCAATGCCCGCCCAGCCCGTCAACTCGTCTCAGAACACCGGCCTCGTCGTCATCGTTGTCGGCATCTTCATGGTGATCATCGCCTTCCTCGCTGTGACCTACCTGAACTCGGACACGATCAAGGAGAACCAGACCAAGAACTCCCAGAAGGGAGCGGTCGAAAGGGCGGATCTCACCCAGATCACCTGCGCCCTGTGGAACTCCGTGGGGGACCCGAAGAAGGTCGATCCGAAGATCGTCGTCAAGGTGGAGGCGGTCTGCGGCAAGCACTCGTAGTCCTGTTCGAGACCCTTCGAGCCCTTTGAAGGGATGGAGGGTCTCGGCAGGAACCAAGGAGCGCACATGAGCAGCGGGCCACAGAAGTACCCGGAGGCCAGCACCCGGTACTGGTACCAGGGCGCCTACCCGGGTGACGCGATGGAGGTCAACGTCGTCGTCTGGCACACCACGGAGGGCACCAGCGTGCCCACCTACAGCGGCGGGGCCCTGGCCCCCAACCTGACCGTGGCCCCGGACTTCAAGAACAAGCGTCTGGTCTGGTACCAGCACTTCGACATCGACCGCTCGTCCCGCGCGCTGGTCAACCTCTCCGGCGGTGTGGAGACCAACACCCTCAACGTCGTCCAGATCGAGATCGTCGGCACCTGCGACCCGAAGACCCACGCGAGGTGGACGGCCGACGGGATCCCGCACCTGTACTCCGCCGAGCTGCCGGACTGGGCCATCCGGGACCTCGCCGAGTTCGCCCAGTGGCTGTACAAGAACCACGGGGTGCCGCTCACGGAGAACGTCACCTTCAAGGCCTACAGCGCCTCCTACGGGGCCTCCAACGGCGTGCGGATGTCCTTCTCCAAGTGGGAGGGCTACAAGGGCCACTGCGGCCACCAGCACGTTCCGGAGAACCTCCACGGGGACCCTGGAGCCTTCCCCGTCGAGAAGGTCCTCGCAGCGGCCCGTACGGGCACCCAGACCACCCCTTCGGTCCCCTCCACGGGTACCGGCGCGGTCAAGCCCAAGGTCTCCCTGAAGAACGTCATCGCGGCGGCCGAGGCCGACCCGAAGCGCCCGCAGGGATCCGGCCTTCACGAGTCCGACGTCAAGCCGGTGGAGCGAGCCCTCGCCAAGCTCGGCTACCTGGACAGCGACTACGCGAACGACGGGGCCTACGGCACCCTCACCCGCAAGGCGTACGCCAGGTGGCAGAGGGCGTACTCCGACGCTCACAGGCTCGGCTGGACCGGGGACGACCTGGACGGTATCCCCGGCATCTCCTCCCTCAAGGCGCTGGCCTCCAAGACCGGCATGTTCCAGGTGGTGAGCTGAATGGGAACCCACGCCCGTGCGGTGATCGAGCAGAAGGTCAAGGTCTCCACGGCGGCGACCTTCGGTGTGTCGGCGGTCATCGCCGTCCTGAATCAGACTGCCGGGGACGACGCTCTGATGGGCTCACTGCCCGCCTGGGCGCAGACCCTGGCCCTCCTGGTGGTTCCGCCCGCCGTGACGTTCCTGAGCGGCTGGAAGGCCCGCCACACGCCGCGCCCGGACGTCTACGAGACAGGACCGGAGCCGAAGGCGTAGAGTCTGTGCTCTAACCCGGGCCTCGTGCCCCGCAGAGACCCCTGGACGGACCCGCAGGCCCTCCAGGGGTCTCTTGCTGTCTCCCCTCAGCCTTCTCCCCGGAAGGGGTGGAGGTGCGTCGATGCTCAAGTACGCCAGTGCACAGGTCATGACCGCGACCCTGATTCCCCAGGAACTCAGGGGCCGTGAACTGCGCCGGTTCGCTCACCGGCATCACTTCGAGTACGACGTGCGCCCCGGCTACCTGTACGTCCGCTCGCGGGCGATCTCCAGCCGCTGCAACGACAACTTCGACGAGTTCCCGGCCGAAGAGCTGGAGAAGGCCTACGCGACCTTCAAGGGCAAGCCGGTCTTCGTGAACCACGTCAACGACGATCACCGCCGGGCACGGGGCGTGATCATCGACGCGGCCCTCCACAAGGACGCCAACCGCGACGGGACGCGGGACTGGTGGGTGGAGGTCCTCATGGAGGTGGACGCGGTCCGCTTCCCCAAGCTGGCGAAGGAGATCCTGGCAGGCAACATCGCGCGCACCTCCATGGGCTGCGACGTCGCCTTCTCGGTCTGCTCGGCCTGCAACAACAAGGCCACCACCCCGGCGGAGTACTGCTCCCACATCCCCGCGTCCAAGGGGATGATGCTCTACCGCCGGACGGCCTCCGGCCACAAGGTCGGGGAGATCATCCGCGAGACCTGCTACGGCCTGAAGTTCTTCGAGAACAGCCTCCTGGTAGAACCCCCGGCGGACCCCACGGCGCACTTCCTGGGCGTGGACACGCGGGGCCTCCAGACGGCGGCCATGAAGAAGGGCGCTCCCTTCGCGGGCTACGAGGACTTCGACGCGTGCACGTCGGAGAACTCCGACAAGAACGACCCAGAGGCGTACTGCGGTGAGATCAAGCACCGCACCGAGGACAAGAAGGTCTCCAAGTTGCTGACCGATCTCTTCGTTACGGCGGCCGAGGCTCAGGACCCCAGCGAGCACCCGTGGTTCGGGGAGACGGGCCTTCACCACAACCACATCGTGAACCACTGGGAGCAGGCGACCGACGAGGAGAAGGCGCAGGGCAAGCGCTGGTACCCGGACGCGCACCTGGTGGCCAAGCAGATCGCCAAGCTCGACCCGAACATCACCGACGAGAAGGAGGCCGCGCACAAGGGCGCCGGTGTCCTCTCGGCGTACTCCCCGCAGCAGAACTGGTGGGCCAACCAGCACAACGCCGCGCGGTCCTTCCACGAGCAGCGGGCTCTCGGCAAGGGCGAGGGCCTGTTCATCATGGGCAGCCACCAGAGGGCCGCCCAGCGCATCATGGACGGTGAGGACTCCCAGAAGGTCCTCAAGGGCCCGAAGACGGCCGACTTCGCCCACCTGATCGAGCACGGCGGCTACAAGCCCCAGAGCGACGAGGACGCGGCGGCGGGCAAGCCCAAGGAGCACTCGGACAAGGTCGTCGTCGACCGGCACGCCCTCTCGGTGGCCGCCGGACGCCGCCTGAACGCCGACGACGTCAAGGGCTTCAAGTCCCAGAGCCGTCCCCACTACGAGCACGTGGCGGGCATGTACCGCAAGGCGGCGGCCGTGATCTCCGACCGTGAGGGACGCGAGGTCCCGCCGCACGAGGTGCAGGCCGTCACCTGGCTGACCCGGCAGCGCCTGAACAAGGACGAGGAGATCTCGACCCCGTCCGGCAAGGGCCGCCAGACCATGCAGCAGAACCAGCGCAAGCAGTGGCACGAGCTGTCCAAGGAGCACACGCCGGGCCTGCACGAGGAGCCGCCGAACTCCCACGTGGTCCTGCCGCCTCAGCCGAAGCAGGCTTCGAGGGGCGTGGTGCCCCCTTTCGGTGGTGAGCCGGTGACGGCTCTGCGCAGGACCGCGTCCCTGAAGACCCGGGCGTACGGCGAGCAGAAGGCCCCGATGGACGTGGACACCCTCCGGGAGGACGCGTGCCCGGTCTGCGGTGACCGCGACACCTTCGACGGGGCCCAGTGCCAGGTCTGCTCGTACGTCGCGCCCCCGAAGATGTTCCAGGACCCCGACCTGGAGAAGGCCCGGCAGATGGATCTGCGGAAGGACATCGCAGACTTCCAGGACCCGAGCAACCCCAACCAGGTCGGTCCCGACGGACAGCCCGTCGACCCCACGGCCCTGGACGCGGATGGCAACCCGGTCGACCCGGACATGGCCGACCAGGGGGTCCAGCCCGGCATGCTCCCCGGTGAAGTGCAGGCCGAGGTGCAGCCGGACGACGGGTCCCCCGTGGATCCGGCCCAGATGAGCCAGGACGGCCAGATCCCTGAAGAACTGGGGGCTCCGGTCAACCCGTCTCTGATCGGTCCGGACGGCCAGCCGCTCGCGGGAGGCCAGCAGATGGTCGGCCCGGACGGGATGCCGATCGGTCCCCAGCCGCTTCCGGCCGGTGCGACCACCAACATGGGCCAGCCGTTCACCCCGGGCCCGAACATGCCCGAGGGACCCGGCGACCCCGAGGGCCCGGAAGGGCCGCTCTCGCCCGAGGAGCTGGCTGAGGACGGCCAGCCGGAGGACGAGTCCGACGGTGCACCGCCCAACCCCATGGCGGGCCAGGGAGCCCCGGGGACGCCCGGGGACGGTGTTCCGGACCTGATGTGCCCCGGCTGCGGCTTCACGGCCGACGCCACCCAGCCCACCTCGATCGACATGGACACCCAGACGCTCCCGAACGCCGGGGTCGCCATGCAGGACGGTGTCCAGGCCGGAGACATCTGCCCGAACTGCGGCCAGGCCCAGCTCCTGAGTCCGGCCGAGGTACAGGGCGAGACGCCGGTCCCGCTCCCTGTCTGATCCAGCCCCAGGCCCCGTAAGGGGTGAAGACCACCGCCCACGCCCGCGTGAGCACCGACCAGAGGAAGCACATCTCATGGCAGGAAACCGACCGCTCATGCAGGCCATGGCGTCCCAGCAGAAGGTCGTCCAGGGCCTCACCGAGCGCAACGCGGCCCTGGAGGCCCGGAACGCCGACCTGGAGCACGAGGCGGCCGTCCAGGGCCTCCAGCTCGCCTTCATCGCCCGCGTGGCCGGTGTGAGTGACCAGCTCACCGCCATCCGCGCCGAGGCCGACAAGATGCGCAAGAAGGCGGACATCGAGAACCCGGCCCAGCCGGTCCCGAATCCGCCCTCGCAGCCCGCCACGGAGTCCACCGAGGAGGCGGCCACCCCGGAGGCGTACGACAACCCCAACGCGATCGGGCAGACCCCGGGCGCGAACCAGGGTGTGGCGGCCGAGACCACCGCGACCCCCATGGACCCGGGCGTCACCCTCCCCACGGCCCCGTACAACAACCTCGTGGACGTCTCCGCGCCGGTCTCCGGCACCGAGACCCACACCCCGCCGGAGACGACCCGCATCGAGACGGACGTCCGTGTCGGCGACCCGATGAACCCGGAGACCGCCTTCCCGCTCAACCCGGCGTTCGGCCCCTCCGCCCAGCAGGGCACCACGCCCCCGCGCTCGGGCGAGATGAGCCAGACCGGCAGCAGGCAGGAGGGCCGCACCATGGCGTCCCTGCGCCTGGCCAAGCTCCGCATCGCGGCAGGCCTGGAGCGGGGTGACGAGCTGGCCGTCACGGCGGCGATCGAGGCGGACCAGAACCTCTCCCTGGACTCGATCCGTACCGAGGTCGACACCCTCACCCGTGTCGCCAAGGCGGCCGGTCGCCAGACCCGTCAGCGCCCGCAGGGTCTCGTTCCCCGCGCGGCGGCCCAGGGGGTCCAGCGCACCATGCCGTCCCTGGTGACCCAGACCGCTCCGATCACCTCGGTCGCCGGTGCCGTGGGCGCCCGTGACGAGGAGGCCGAGGCCCTCTTCGACTGAGGTCCCGCCGACCCCGAAGCCCCCGTTTCCAGCGCTCTGGACGGGGGCTTCGGCATGTTCTCCAGGCCTTGATCCTGTCTTTCCGGGTGCGAGTCCACAGAGAGGGTGAGGAGACCGTCTCGATCCGGTATCGGGCAGACGGCTCGGAACATGTCCGATACGTACGCGAGATGGGAGGAATGCAGATGCTGCGCACTCGCATGGCGACGTCGTACATCAAGCGGACGATTCGTCCGCTGTACGGCTGGACCCAGTCGACGCCTGCTTCGTGCTTCCTGGACCCCGCGTGGGACCGCTCGGTCAACATCTGGCCGGGCATGGTCTTCATGCGCACCTCGGGTGAGAACGTCACCCTGCTCAACGCCACCGGCGTCCCCTACGGCCTCGGTGCCCTCTACGTGGGCGGCGACGGCATCGACGAGCCGCTGGACGCAGGCATCAACACCTTCGCGGTGTGGAAGCTCGCGCCCGACGCGGAGTTCGAGATCCTGGCCCCGGCCTTCGACACCACCCAGACGTGGACCGACCCGGGCGACGGTACCGAGCTGCTGATCTACGGCCAGACCACCGGTGCGAACCGGGGCAAGCTGGTCCCGGCGGGCACCTCCGGCGCTTCGGCGCAGCCGGTGGCCCGCCTGCTCAAGGTCAACTCCGCTACGAAGATCACCATCGGTGGTCTCCGCCAGAAGTACTAGGAGCTGACCTGAGATGACGACCCAGACTCTCGCCGCAACCTCGTCCCTGCGGGGACGGGTGGCCCGCAAGTCCGACGACTACGTGGCCTCGATCGTCGCCCGCCGTGAGAAGAGCGCTCCGCTCTCCCACGAGGCGAAGGTCCAGAAGATGGCGCTCATCCTCTCCGACGAGACCAGCGGCATCCGCCGTCTGGGCGTCGGCATGGTGGGCCCCATCCAGCTCAAGCTCCGCTACCAGGGCATCACCCGGAACGTGCTCGTCGAGGACCCGGTCACGCCGGGTACCCCCGTCGAGTACGACGTCTGGGACGACCTGGGCCAGGCGTACATCATGTCGGGCACCGAGGGCGAAGTCCGCGTGACTCCGTTCGAGGGCAAGCGTGTTCCGGTGCGGTTCTTCCGCATCGCCTCGCGCCCGGCGATCCGCAAGGAGGACCTGTTCTACCTCCGCATCAACGCGGTGGAGCAGGCCCAGGACGAGACCAAGCAGGCGATCCTCAAGCAGGAGGACACCCGCCTGCTCGTCCTGCTCCAGGCCGCGCTGACGGACTACGCCACGCGCCCGGACCACACGGTCACCCCGAACCACAACATCACGGAGGCGTCGGGCTACCTGACGCCGGGCTCGCTGTACAGCGCGGTCGCCATGACCGACATGCACGAGCTTCAGTCGGCGCGGATATTGATCAACCCGTTCGACTTCCGCGACCTGTACCGCTGGGACATCAACCAGACGGGCTGGGCGTTCAAGGACCGCGTCGTCGCCGGTGAGACCATCACCAGCTTCGGCGAGTTCCAGATCCAGCGCTCGATCATCGTGCCCCAGGGCAAGGTGTTCCTCACCCCCGAGCCGAACTTCCTCGGTGTCTTCCCGGTTCTCTACTCGCTCGACGTCGAGGAGAACCACATGGTGGAGGCGTTCTGGAAGGGCTGGGTGTTCGACGAGATGGTCAACATGTCCATCCTGAACCCCCGTGGTATCGCCACCATCACCAAGGCGTAGTGCGGCGGCCTTCGGGCCCAAGCGAAAGCCCCCTCCCGGGATTCCGGGGCGGGGGCTTTCCGCTTTTCCAGTGCCTCTATTCGGGCTCTGGATATGCGTCTTCACGACGCTTCCGAGGGGTGATGTGGATTCCTGTGAGGCGCTGCCACTTCCTCTCGAATTCCTCGATATCCGGGAGAAGCCACACCCGGCCGCAGTCGAGCTTGCGCCAGTGGGGGCAGCGGGCCTCGGTGATCTCGCTGACGCGCTGCTTGGAGATCTTCCACCGCCGGGACAGTTCGGAGAGGCCGAGGATCTGGAGTTCCGTGACGTCCAGCAGGCGCGGTCCGGTCTCCTCCTCGGTCTCCTGGGGAGTGGGGGTATGAGTGCTCATACGATCAAGGATCGCACATGGGGTTGACATTGTCATGGTCTGGTGTGCATCCTGGCGGAGCAGTAGTTGCTACCGCTTCTTCTCGGGCCCCCACCCTGCGGTAGCTGTCGTCACCTGGAGAAGCCCCCGGCACCCCCCCCGCCGGGGGCTTCTTCCTGTGCTACCGCCCGTGACTCCGCATAAGGGGTGAGAGAACCCCAGTTTCTGAGGAGTCACCATGCCTGTCGGCACGATCGTTGCCCGCAACCGGATGGACGGAGTCACCGTCCTCGCGGCGGACGTCAAGGGGAACCACTCTGTGGAGTGGGCGGCCCTGGGCGACCCCAACGGGGACGACATCCAGTTCATCCCGGCCGAGGTCCAGGAGTCCGTGGCCTTCCGCCGCGCCGTGTCGCGCGGGATCGTGGAGATCATCCCGGACGAGTCGGACCCGGACGTCGTCTCTGCCCTGGAGCGCCAGGTCGCCGCCTTCCAGCGGCGCCAGGAAGGCGCCAAGGAGGATGTCGAGGTCACGATCGAGAAGCCGACCGACCGCGACTCCGTCTCCGCCTTCTGCGTCGGTCCCGACTCTCGGGGTACGGGCAAGTGCGGACAGGCGGTGGCCATCCCCGAGAAGAAGCTCAAGGACGAGCCGCCGCTGTGCGCCCAGCACAAGCACCTCGCCACCCAGTTCGTTCCCGACGTCGTCAAGGGCGCCGAGGACAAGGTGGAATGGGTGCACGTCACCCTCGGCGCCCGCGAGCGTCACTCGATCTAGGAGGCACCTCACATGGCAGACGAGAAGTCCGAGCAGGAAGCCAGCAAGACCGGCCAGGACGTGGAGACCCCGGAGCAGGACGGTGTCCCGGCGGACGCCAAGCGCGACTCCATGGGTGTCCCGTACGGCACCGGCACTCCCGAGGGCCAGGAGACCTACGTCCGCGAGGGCGACACCCCGGTGGACGCGGAGGGCAACACTCCGGCGCCGGGTGACCCGGAGTCCGAGAACCCCCTGTACGCCGAGGGTCCCGAGACCCCGTCGGCGGCCGAGCAGCAGGTGGCCAGCCCGTACTCCGAGGACAACCCGGACCACGTCCCGGACCCCACGGCCATGAGCGGCACCCTGGAGACCTCCGGCACGGGCGGCGGGGCCAATGAGACCCTGCGCGGCACCACCGGTGTCTTCGAGGAGGCCGGTCTTCCGTCGTACCGGAGCGAGCACGTGGTCTCCGGCGACAACACGGGCCAGCCCGAGCCGACGGGCGCCGGTGCGGAGCCCACCTCGTACCAGGAGACCACCATCGCCGGTGCGGCCCCTGGTCCTCGCGAAGGCGAGGCGGAGGGCCCCTTCACGACCGCCCGGAAGCCCACTGAGGGCTCCGGAGACGGTTCTGAGACCGAAGAGACCACGGAGGACGCCGAGGCGCTCCAGGAGCCCGCTGAGGGCGACCAGGAGCCCAAGGAGTCCGCCCCGGCCAAGAAGACCGCAGCAGCGAAGAAGACGGCCGCGAAGAAGACCACTTCCTCGCGTACGCAGTCCCAGTCCTGAACCCGTAGGGGAGCAGAGCCATGAGTACACCGCCCGGATACGCGGGTAGCAACACCGACACCTCGGGCGTCTCCGGTAACACCGGCCCTGCTTCCCGGGGGACCCAGGACCGCGCCTCCGTCACGGAGACCGCGACTCCCGGGGGCGTCGGGGGTGACCCGGACACCGGACTCGCGCCGGACCCGAACACCCAGATGAACGGCACGCCGGACACCTCGGGCACCAACGCCGCGTCCGGTCCGTACACCCCCGTTCCCCCGCCGCTTCTCTCCGGCACCGTGGCCACGGACATGGTCGGCTGGCCGCAGACTCCCGGCGTCACCCAGGCCTACCGGGCCCCCACCCAGGGGATCGGGTACATGGGGGCCGCCGGGTCGGCGGACACCACCTGGACCGACCGGCCGATCTCGGACGGCTCCACGCGCCCGGACTACGTCCAGAACATGACCGGCACCCTGGACTCGTACTACATCGGCGCCAACGGAGCGAACGGCCCCGGCACCTCCAGCCTGATCCCGGTCGCCCCCTCCGGCACGCCCACCGTGGCGACGGGCCCCCGCTCGGTCACCGTCACCTGGGCGGCCGTCGCCGACCCGGCTGCCACGGCGCCGGTGCTCGGGTACGTCATCCTCGGCTCCACCGGCGGTACGACCTTCGTCGGCGACAACGTCACCTCCGCCGTGGTCACCAACCTGGACCCGGGCCAGACCTACAAGTTCCGGGTGGCCGCGCGGAACAAGAACGGCGTGGGCCCCTACGGCTCCCTGTCGGCCGCTGTACGCCCGTACAACCCGGACGAGGCCGACGCCCTCAACCCGGGCGGTCTGGACCCGTACTGGAAGCAGAACCCGATCTACAACGCGGACGGCTCGATCAAGTCCGGCACGGGTACGGCGGGCCAGCCGGGTGCCCCCACGGGCGTGGTCCTCTCCGGCACTACGACCCCGGGCGTGGTCAACGTCAACTGGACGGCTCCGGCCTCCGGCGGCAACGTCCTGAGCTACACCGTGACCCTGTCCAGCGGCCAGACGAAGTCGGTCGCGAACAACGTCACCACGGCGCAGTTCACGGGCGTCACCAGCGCCACGGCCATCACCGGCACGGTCACCTCGGAAGGCGCGGTCACGGACGCCACGTCCAGCCCCTCGGCCTCCTTCGGCAAGCCGACGGCTCCGGCCGCTCCGGTGGCCTCCAGCCCCTCGGCCGGTGTGGTCCGCCTGACCTGGACCGCCCCGTCCTCGGGTGCTCCGCTGAACTACATCCTGACCCTCTCCAACGGCTCTACGGCCACGGTGGCGGGCAACATCCTCACGTACGACTTCACCGGCCAGACCACCGGCCAGTCGCGTACGGGCACCGTGGGCGCACAGGGCTCGGTCTCCACGACCACTTCCGCCGCGTCCAACTCCGTCACGGTCGCCTGACCTGACGGCGCGCAGAAGCCCCGGGGACCTGAACCCGGGGCTTCTCGCACATCTGTTGGTAGCAGCGCAGGGTCCTCCTGTCGACCCTCCGGGATCACCCGGGAAGGGGTGAGGACCCCCACGAGAGGAACGGGAGCGGATGTCCACCACAAGCCAGCGCATGGGGCTCAAGATCCCCGACGGGTCGGACCCGTTCCTGCGGACCGACTTCGTCCAGAACTACAACACTCTGGACAGCTACCCGGGTGTCCGGGTCTGCACGTCCACCACCCGGCCTACGTGGGGTGCCGGGCAGGCGGGCATGGTCATCATGGAGACCGACACCCGCCGGAACATGATGTGGACCGGCACCACCTGGCGCGAGCTGCTCACCGGACCGGCGGTCTGGTGGGGCTCGATGCGTCCTCAGGTGATGATCGGCGCGGGCACCATGGTGACCTACGTCGTGGGCACCTTCACGGTCAACCGGCCCGGCTCTCTGGTCGGCATCACGACCACCGAGCACGCGCTCCCCTGCCGGGGGTACACCGGCGCCACGACCCGCGTCATGATCGACGGCTCGGACGCCAACTTCGACGGCCCCAACCAGCACGGCGAGTTCGTGCAGACGGCTTTCCCCAACACCTCCACCTTCGGCACCGACCGGTGGTACCAGACGGTTGCCTCCCTGGGCGTCCGCAACATCTCCGCCGGTACGCATTCCATCGGCATCCGCGTCACCACCCAGGCGGGGGCCAACCAGCAGCTCAAGCTGACCTCCGTCCGGGCGCTGGCGATGTTCGCCAACGGCACGGACCGCTAGGAGCCCTCATGGCCCTGTACTGGAACGACCGCAAGTACGTCAGCCAGTACGCCATCGATCCGGTGGGGATCAAGCTCGTCCGCAACCAGGTCCCCATCGACGCCGACGGCGACGTGACGGCGACGATGTTCTCCGAGACGACCGGCAACCAGGTCTTCACCCGTCCGGCCACCCATGTGGCCACGGGGGAGTACGAGGTCTCCTTCTCCAGCGCGGAGACCTCGGTCCCGGGTTCGTACACCCTTACGTGGACGTACGCGGTCCTGGGCAACCAGGAGTACCTGGAGTCGGGGATCGAGATCGGTCCGGCCGCTCCGTCGTACGACTACCTGCCGGAGCCCTTCAAGGACCTCGTGGAGCAGACGGTCCTCCGGCTGGCCGACACGATCGACTCCCCGGGCGGCGGCCCGAACCTCACCACGTACGTGCAGTCGAAGTACGGACGCGGCCGGATCGCCGAGCTGATGCAGATCGCCCTGGGCCGCATGAACACCATGGCCCAGCCCTTCCAGACGTACACCCTGGACGGGGTCGGGGGAGCGGTCTTCCCGGTGGCTCAGTGGGGGCCGCTGCTGGGCACGCTCACCTGGATCGAAACCCTCAAGCACCTGATCCGCTCCTACACCGAGCAGCCGACCTTCATGGGCTCCGGGGATGTTTCCCGGCTCGACAGGCGTGACTACACGCAGCGCTGGAGAGACGTGCTCATGGAGGAGGAAGCGGCGGCCAAGAGCCAGTTGGACGTCTTCAAGATCGCCTCCATGGGTCTGGGCCGACCGGCCGTCTTGATCTCGGGCGGGGTGTATGGTCGATATGGGCCAACTCGTATGGCTGGTTCCGTTGCTGCCCGTCCGCGTTATTGGACGAGGTTCTACTGAGATGGCCGGGCCCAAGAGGTCCTCGGTCGTCCAGAAGTGGTTCAACCTCGGTATGACCGGCGTCTGGGCCCTCCTGCTCATTCCCACCATGCTCTGGTGGAAGGAGTCGGTCCTCTGGGTCGCCATCATGTCCCTGTACGCGAACGTGGTGGGGCACTGGAGCGCCTACCAGGGCTCACGGGCAGAGATGGAGGCCGAGAATGGGAACGGCGGCTGAACCGGCCACCAGGGCCCGTCTCATGGGCTATGTGCGCACGGGGTGCATCAAGTGCGGCGGCTTCTCCAAGAAGATCGCGAGGAAGCCCCACGACTGCGCCCTCCGCAAGGAGGTCTCCCGGAGCACGGAGAAGCAGGAGTGGCGCCGGGCCCTGAGGTCCTGATAGCGTCAGGGCATAGGCAGGTGAGGTGGTCCCTCCGCTGATCCTGCACCGTCGGAGAGAGGGATTTTTAAAATCCGGCGGCTTCCGTCAGCCCCTCCCGTATCCAGTCCGGGAGGGGCTGACGCATGTCCGGATCAGGCCGAGTCCGGAGAAGGGGTGAAGACGAGCCCCTGGAGGACGCGTGTCGTACACGGTCACGATCAAGCCAGGCCTGTCCGGCGTCGCTCTCCCCGGAGGAGTCATCGCCGAGGGCGGACAGACCTACACCCTGACCGACGAGCAGTACCTGATGCTGAGCCCGACGGCGGCAGCAGCCCTGTTCTCCAACGTCAGCCACACGGGCGCCGGATCCAGCGCCTGGGAGTTCGACCCGACCGCGTACGGGGCCAAGGGCGACGGCCAGATCGTGGTGGACGGAGCCATGAACTCCGGCTTCCCGATCCTCACCTGCGCCACCTCCACGCCATTCGACCCGGACACCGACGTCAACAAGTACGTGCTGGTCAAGGGCGCAGGAGCGACCGGCATCACGAGCCACATCGCCCGCATCCAGAGCGTCACCGACAGCGGCCACGTGGTCCTCACGGCGAACGCGGCCACCACGGTCACCAACGCCGTGGTGCTCTTCGCCACCGACGACACGGCGGCCTTCCAGGCGGCCATCGACGCGGCCTTCGAGTACGGGCTCAGCCACAGCTACACGGGCACTCTGGACATCCCGGCGGCCCCGGGGCTCTTCTACGGCATCGCGGGCCCGCTGGTGACCGGCGGCACCACCAAGGGCAACTCCCAGCTCACGATCCCGATCGTTCCGGCCACGGGGAACAAGTTCTCCTTCACGATCAAGGGCCCGGCCTCCGGAGCGAACGTCCAGCACTGGCAGCAGGTCGTCCCGCAGACCGGCGGAGCCACTCTGGTCTCCTTCTTCGTGCACGCCTCGGCCCCGGCCCAGATCACGAGCATCAACAACGGCGGCAACTCGGCCGTGATCGGCGGGCCCTCCCAGCCAGGCGGATACGGCGTGGCCCCGGGTGTCTTCAGCAACGTCAACGTCACCGTCGAGAACGTCTCGATCCTCACGTCCCACAGTGCGTACGGCCTGACCCTGAGCGCCCTGGACTTCTCCGGCATCGCCAACGCCTCGCTGAAGCACTTCGCGTACGGCACAGCGGGCTCGGTGACCGGCACGGACTACCAGAACCCCGGAGTCTTCGCGACGGGCCTGTCCATCGGCGTCCTGATGCCCGCGAGCGGCAACAACGACCTGTGCGTGGTCGAGGACGTCACCTGCCACGGCGGCTACACGTACGGCTTCTTCGCCACCGAGCACTTCGACGGCAACAACATCCGGATTCTGTACTGCTGGGCGGCCTTCTGCCCGGTTGGCAGCTACTACTCCTCGGTAGGCGCCACCCACGCGATCGTGGCCACGATGCTCTCGATCGAGGCCTGCACCTACCTGGTCTACATCATCGGATCCGGCTCCGGAGGCATCGGTCCGTTCATCCACCTCAGGATCGACACCGAGACCTCCACCCCCAGGTTCGGCGACAACAACGGCGGCACGGGCCTGGCGAACGCCAAGGGCGACGTGGTCCTGACGGGCCTGTACACCGCCGCGAACGTCACCCTGGACAACCCGGTCGGCTTCGACATCCTGGACGGCCAGAAGTCCTACCCGGCGATCTCGGTCTCGGCGAACTACTCGGTGAAGACCGCCGACGAGGTGGTCCTGGTGGACTGCACCGGCGCAGCCCGGACCGTCACCCTTCCCACGGCCGTCGGGCGCAACCGGCGCATTCTGCTGATGAAGGTGGACGCCAGCGCGAACAACCTCGTGGTGGCTACCACTTCCAGCCAGACCGTCAACGGCGCGGCCCCGGCGGCCATCACCTCCCAGTGGGCCTCCCGCGAGTACATCCCCGTCGGAGGCAACTGGGTCGCCCGCTGACCTGTCCGGAAGAGCATCAGGCCGGTGAAGGGGTGAAAGGACCCCTTCACCGGAGGCGACGTGGCCCGCTATCTGTTTCCCCAGGACCGCCTGGTCTTCCGCTACGGCGCTCCCGGCACCCCGCTGTACTCCCCGCAGGGGGAGACCCTGACGATCTACGCCGATTCGGCAGGCACCGTCCCGGCCAGCCTTCAGCTCCCTGACGGCACGCAGACGGACAACGTCCTGGACATCGGGCCGGACTGCCTGATCCCCGAGTTCAAGGGTCCCGACACCGCCACCACGGTGTGGGCCAAGGACCGGCTCGGCACCCTCACGCCCCTGTACGCCCAGACCGGCCAGTTCCTCGCCGGTACCGTGGCGGCCGTCTCCTCGGTGAACGGGGAGGTGGGCGCTGTCGTTCTGGACGCGGCCGACGTGGGCGCCTACCCCCAGGCCGACGGCACGGCCCTTGCCGGTCGGGTCACCGCAGTGGAGACCGGCCGCCTGCTGGTGGCCAACAACCTCTCCGACCTGAGCAACCCTTCGGCCGCACGGGCGAACCTGAGCCTGGGTAACGCAGCCACTCGCTCGGTCGGCACCACGAGCAGCACCGTGGCGGCCGGTGACGCTCCCGCAGCAGCCGTCACCACGCACGTGGCGGCCTCCGACCCCCACGGGGACCGTGCGTACACCACGACGTCCGTAGCAACTCACTCGGCGGCTGCGGATCCCCATGGTGACCGGGCCTTCACGACGTCTGCCGTCGCCACTCACACGGGCGCCACGGACCCTCACGGGGACCGCACATTCGCCTCCTCGGCGGTCGCCACGCACGCGGCAGCAACAGACCCCCACGGGGACCGGGCGTACGCCGACACGGCCAAGCTGGCCAAGAGCGCCAACCTCTCGGACCTCAGCAGCGCGGCCACCGCCCGGACCAACCTGGGCCTGAGCGCGATTGCCACGGCGTCCTTCGGCACCACGGCGGGCACCGTGACGCAGGGCAACGACGCGCGTCTGAGCAATGCCCGTACGCCGACCGCTCACGCCGCCTCACACGCCGCTGTGGGCTCCGACCCGGTCACGGTGGAGCAGAGCCAGGTAACGGGCCTCACGGCCGCCCTGGGAGACCTCCTGCCCAAGGCCGGGGGCACGGTGACCGGTGCCCTGACCGTCAACGGCTACAGCACCTTCCAGGGCGGTCAGTTCAACGGGGACTTCGCCTCCTTCGGAGACCTCTCCCTGATCGGCACCGGCAAGGCCTACCGGCTCCGGCGCGGAGGCGGCGGCTTGGACTTCGAGGGTGCCGGAGCCGACATGATCGTCAGTATGTGGTCCGGCGGTGACTTCACCGGGACCCAGCGCTCCTACATCCGCCTCGCACCAGACGCCCTGGCCGCTCAGATCGCGGGCAAGGTCGAATTCGTGGACGGCTTGTACGGCTCGGCCAAGCACGTCCTGGACGGCACCGCCAACCAGGTGGGCTTCTACGGGGCCGCTCCCGTCGCCAAGCCCACCGTGACGGGCTCCAGGGCGGACGGTACGGCCCTCCAGAGCCTGCTGACCGCTCTGGCCACCCTGGGCCTCATCACCAACTCCACGACGGCCTAGGAGGACCTGTGGCACCCCTCGGTATCCCCCAGCCGTCCCCGACCCTTCCGGCGTCCCGGGCGACTCATCAGCCGTACTACGTCCGCCAGCCCCAGCGCTGGGCCGTCGACCAGGAGCGCCAGCGCCACCTCCAGGCGCTGTACACCATCGGCGAGTGGACGATGTTCTGCCTGATGTGGCACCTGGACGATTACGAGAAGGGACTCGTCGGCCGGTGCCAGGAGTGCTACGTCGACTCCCGGTACGCCCAGGCGTACAAGCAGGGCGAGCGCACCAAGTGCCCGAGCTGCTACAACACGACCTTCGAGGGCGGCTTCCGCGCGATCATTGTGCGACCGGCGATCTTCTCGGACTCCGATGAGAACCTCCAGCCGCAGCAGCGAGGCATCGTGGCCACGGACCAGCTCGACATGGAGTCCACTCCTGACTTCCGAGTCAGGACGGGGGACTACTGCTTCCGCTCCACAGGCCACCGGTTCTTCCTGAGGGTCCCTAAGCGAGTCACCCTGCGCACGGGCTTCGCGACCCCGTACCAGCGCTCGATGGCCATCGGCTACAACCACGCGCGGGCCTCTCTGGAGGACCACAACACGGTGGCGTACATGATCCCTCCGGTCGAGGAAGACCTGATCCAGATCTTGAACATCACCACTCCGGAACCGCTCTCCTTCGCGCAGTACGAGATCATCCGGTCCCCGCTCATCCCCGTTGACGACCTCGCTTAGGAGAGATGGATGTCCACCCTGTGGGCCCAGGCCATGGCCTGGTTCGACAACGACATAGACCATGAGTACGAGAGGGATCTCAGACCTGAGGGCGAGACTCTCCCGGAGCGGGGCAACCGGTACGTCAAGCAGATCTCGGACAACCACGGCATCCCTGAAGATCAGGCCCGTGGGGTCGCCAAGACTCTCCTGGGTCACGTCAAGGGCGGGACGTCGGATCCCCGGGCGTACGGCTTCGCATCGGCGTCCGACACCCGGCACGACCACTACTCGATCCCGCAGAGCCGGGCCCTGATGGACCACCGGACCTGGGCGGGCAAGAAGCCCGAGCAGGTGGACCTCTCCCAGGGCGTGCACGCCACCCAGAACTACATCGACCCCAACCGGGTGGCGCACAACATCTTCCACCCTGGCAAGAAGGCTCCCTGGTACGAGCACCACGCCACCGGTGACCCCGACTACGACCCGTCCTGGGACGGTGACGAGGACGGAGAGGGTTCTGGTGTGGGGATGGACCACGACTCGGTCCAGAACCGCGCCCTGGAGAACCACACCCGCTTCGTACGCCGCAACAACGGAGACCTGGAGGTCGCCGACGGCCATCACCGGGTCGCGGCGGACCTCCTGCTCGGCAAGACCCACACCCCGGGCGTGGTGATCCACGAGAACGAGCTGAACCGGCACGCCGAGCGCATGCAGCGGACGGGCGCCTGGGAGCAGGACTCCGCCGAGTCTCCCGAGACCCACCCGGAGACGATGCCGGTGGAGGACGCGGGCTACGCCGGTTTCGTCTCCGGCACCGGGCTGCACGACAAGGGCGACAAGCCCCACCACATCAACGACGACCTGATGGATCACCTTCTGGGTCACAGTGGTAAGGACCTGAGGGCCATGTCCCAGGTCGGGAACATCTCGATCAAGGGAAGGCCGGTGTACGCGACCCAGAGTCATGTGACCGTACCTGGGGTTTTGAAGTACATCCAGAATCAGACTCACCCTGACCGAGAGAACATGCCGCGCTTCGTGCGGCACCAGGGGAACCTCTACGTGGACGACGGCCACCACCGGGTCGGAGCGGCTCTCCTGCGGGGCGATGACCATGTCCACGGCTACTACTACAACGCGGACAAACACGGCTTCCCGGAGCCGAAGTGGGAGGCGAACTGATCATGAGTCTGCTGTGGAGGACCGCTGTCCGTCGGACGGCCGCCTGGGAGCCTGCGGACTCCGAGGAGCACATACACCCGGACGATCTGGAGGGCGGCTACTACCCGCACGGATCCATCGACTCGCCCCACCTCACGCACCACGACGTGTTCGGGGACGGCTCCCACGTCCGCAAGATGTCTGAGGACATCAAGCAGAACGGCTACGACCCGGCCAAGCACGGCCAGCTCGGGCTGAACCTCACCGACCACGGCGAGAACATCTACAACCACGCCGCCGGGTCCATGGCCCACCCGGACAAGCCGCACTACAACCACGAGCACCTGCTCAAGGCCCTGAAGGACTCCGGCCACGGGGAAGTGCCGGTCCACATCCACGACCAGCGCTCGGACGAGGGCGGAGACCCGGCGCCCCGGTACTGGCACGGGACCACGGCGGAGGACCTGGAGCGGGTTGACCCGAACCATTCCACCCGGGGCAACTTCGGGAACAACCTGGGTGTGCACGAGCCCGGCTATGCGTACGCCACAAGCCGCTCCAGCGCGGAGCACTACGCCAACATGGCGGCCCTGACCCACGGCGGCCGGGCGCACGTCTACGAGGTTTCTCCGCGCGGGCCCGTGGAGGAGGACCCCAAGATCGACAAGGGCGGCAACTGGCGCGGGGTCAACGAGGATGACGTCCGTTCCAAGCACGGCTTCGACGTGATCGGGGAAGAGGATCTCGGCCACGACGAGCACGACGACGAGGACGAGGACCACTGGGACGACGAGGACCACGGGTGGTGATCTGACGTGCTGCTGGAGACGCAGGAGATGCGGCTCGCGGAGACCCCTGACCGGATCATCATGGTCGTCAAGGACCTCAAGCCGAACCGGGCCCGCCGGATGGCCCTGGCGGCCGTGCGCGAGTGCCGACGCAAGATGCCGAAGATGAGCGGGTCCTCGGCGGCCCGACTCCAGCCCCTGTACGGCAAGGGGTACTTCGGCATCTGGTGGGCCGACTCCTACGTCTTCTTCCAGGACCACGGCATCCGGCCCTTCACCATGCGCTCCTTGGCGGGCAAGACGATCCCGATGTGGATCGACGACCCCACCGGCCAGGAGCGGGCGAAGAACCCCCGGGCCAAGGTGCGCGTCACCATGTCCGGCAAGACCCAGGTCCTGATCTTCCGGCGGGCCGCCAACATCGGCCAGAGGATCACGAAATACGGACGGGACAAGGTCACCGGCGCCCGCATCGTGATCTCCGACAAGCCCGCATCCTACCCGGGAGCGCCGGGCCGTATCGCGGTCCGCGAGGCTCCCAACCCCCGTACGACCCCGGGACGGGTCGGCGGCCAGATCGCCCGGGGCAATGTCGGTGTGCGCTGGCGTCACCCGGGCATCGCGCCCCGGTTGTTCCTGAACAATGCGGTCACCCTGGCCGCCCAGTGGAATGGTGTCCTGCCGACTCGCGTGTACCTGTGCGACGGGAACTGGCGGACCCAGATCAAGGTGGCCTGATGTACATCACACCCCTGAAGACCATCCTGGTGGAGGCCCTCAAGGGGACCTTCGACACCGCGTACCCGGTGGCGGAGTTCCGGCAGATCCACGTGGACCCGGACTACCCGGTGGACGAGCAGAACTACCCGGCCATCTGGGTGGATTACGACGACACACAGCCCCTGCTGAAGGCCGGTATTGCCCACCGGGAGGACGCTCACCCGGTCACCGGCACGGAGGTCACCCCGTTCACCCGCTGGCGCTTCCAGGGGTACATCTCGCTGACCGTGATCGCCCTGAACTCCCTGGAGCGTGACCGGCTCTTCGACCAGATGGTCCGGGTGGTCGCCTTCGGCGAGGAGGACTCGGTCGTCGGCCGGTTCAAGTACTACATCTCGAACAACGACCTGATCGCGGCGAATCTCCAGACGGACAAGATCGACATCCGAGGGAACGCGGCGGCTCCCGGTACCCCCTGGGGCACCGACGAGATGATGTACGAGCGCTCGCTCAACCTGGAGATCATCGGGGAGTTCGTCCCCGACCCGGGCACCGGCACTCTGGTGAACCTCTCCCGGATCGTCATCGTCCAGAACGAGGTGCTGCCCGGAGACCCGATCCCGGATCCCATCACCGGCACCGGACCCACCGACTGGCACTGATTGCTGTCCACTCCGGGACCTCACCTCGGAAGGGGTGGAAGCTCGATCTAGCCACCGGTCCCGGAGGGGTGGAACACCTTGCCTGACTTCACCAGTTACGTCCCGCCGGGCGTGTACGTACAGGACACGTCCCAGCCGGTGGTCACGCCGACCACAATCACCACCAACATCGTGACGGTGATCGGTCCGGCCATCGGCTACCAGACCAACACGGAGCTGGTCCAGGTCTACTGGAACAGCAACACCGCCCTGGCCAAGCGGGGCATCTTCGTGGCGGCCGTCACCGGCCCGCCTGCCATCGGCGCTCCCGTGGTGAAGGACACCGCCGGGAACACCATGGTCTACGGCACCGACTACACGTTCGTGGTGGACGCCTCGGGACCCGGCGGGGCCTCGAACGCCGTGACGTACATCAAGCGCCTGGGCACCATCGCGAACCCCTCGGGCCCCTCGCCCAACGGCCTCGTGGACGGCTCGGCGGTCTACGTCACGTACAACTACGCCGACTCGAACTACTACTCGCCGCAGGAGTTCACCGACCCGGCGCAGATCGCGGCCACCTACGGCGCGGCGGTCACCGGGACGGCTCCGACCGACCCGAACGCCTCCCAGGTCGTCTGCCCACTCACCCTGGCGGCTCAGCTTGCCATGGCCAACGGGGCGAGCACCGTCCTGGCCCTGGCGACCAACCCGGCGGACGGCACGATCAAGGAGCAGTTCCTCGCGGCGTACGCGAAGATCGTCGCCGACTACCGGGCCGCCCTGATCGTCCCGCTGTTCGTGGACGGCACCCCCGAGGACACCGGCGACCCGGCGGACGCCCACAGCGCGGCGGCAGTCCTCGCCCTGGTTCAGGACGCCAACAACCACGCGGTCAATGCATCGGCCGACGGCTACGGCCGGATCATGTTCGTGGGCGTCGAGACGAACTACGACACCGCCACCCGCAACTTCGATGCGCTGGCCACCACGATCCACTCGAAGCGCACGGTGCTGGCCTACCCGCACCAGCTCAGCTTCTACAACACCCGGCTGGCCCAGACCACGGTCGTCTCCGGCTACTACCTGGCGGCGGCCATGGCCGGACAGCTCGCGGGCGGAGCAGTCGAGCGGGGCCTGACGAAGGTGTCCGTGACGGGCTTCAACGGCCTGCCTCCGGCCCTCGCACAGCTCCAGACGAAGTCCTTCAAGGACTCCCTCTCCAAGGCCGGTGTGAGCGTCCTGGAGAAGTCGTTCGGGGGAGCCCTCCAGATCCGTCACGGCCTCACCACGGACATGTCGGCCCTCACCACCCGCGAGATCTCGCTGGTGCGCATCGGGGACGTCCTGTTCGAGATGGTCCAGACCGGCATGGACGCGGCGGGCCTGATCGGCCAGCCCATCGACGCCGACATGACCACCAAGGTCAAGGGCTCCCTGACCGGCATCCTGGAGCGGGCGATCACGGACAACGTGATCGACGCCTACGACGGAGTGGCCGTCCGGCAGCAGACCCTCCCCACCGGGGACCCCTCGGTGATCGAGGCGCAGTTCGCCTACCGCCCGGCCGTCCCGCTCAACTACATCACCGTCACGTTCGCGATCGACCTGACCTCCGGCCAGATCACCGATACGACGAACGAGACCGAGATCCCGACCACGGGCTGACGAGGAGAGGTAGATGCCCCAGACCAAAGTCCGTGTAGTCGGCTCGGGCTACACGACCTTCTACTACAAGGGGAAGGCCATCGCCTTCTGCGAGGGGGTGGAAGACTCCGGCCAGCGAGCGTTCTCGGACCTCGGGCAGCCGTACCAGTTCATCCACCCCCTGGGCGCTTCCCACCCCGTGGAGATCGCGACGTCCCGCGTTCTCCAGGGCGGCACGCTCATGCTCACGATCCGCGAGCTGTGGAACACCTACGTGTGGGAGCAGCTCTCCGGCCTGTCGGGCACGAAGAACATCGTCGACATCTTCCGGGTGCTCGCCAACGACCCGAACTACGTCACCTGCCAGACGGTGATCAAGCCGCCCGGCACCCAGAACAACCCTGGTGCGTGGCGCGGGAAGAACTACCACAACTGCGTCGTCGTGGACATCAACGACGGTGACACGATCACGGTCGGCTCCCTGGCCGTGACCAAGGGCATCACCGTGGCGTACACCCACACGAGCGCCCTGAACAAGTAGGACGGACGAGATGAGCGAGCAGCAGGCCAGGTCCTTCGACCCCACCCAGTTGGGTCCGAAGGAGCCCGAAGACGCACCGGGAACCCTCCGCGACGAGGAGGGCAACCTGCTGCCCTCGTTCGACCCGAAGTACGCCGAGCCCTTCCGGGGTCTGGCGTACGTCGGAGCCCTCCAGACCACCTTCACCTGGGTCGGCCACCAGTTCTCCATCCGGACCCTGAGGGACGGCGAGAAGCTGGCCATCGCCCAGATCATCAAGCAGTACGCCGACACCATGGGCGGGGACCGGGCGTACGGCTGCGCGGTCGCGGCCATGTGCATCCTGACCGTGGACGGCGAGGAGCTGCCGATCCCCATCGGCGAGTCCAAGAAGGCCTACGAGTGGGGCCTCCAGCGCTTCAGCTACGTCGTGGAGAACTGGTTCTCGACCACGGTCAACAAGGTCTTCAACGAGTACCTGGCGCTGGAGGACCTGGCCAACCAGGTGGTGGAGGCCATGGGAAAAGCATCAGCCCCCGTGGACTTGACCCCTTCGTCGAGCGACATCTGAGACTGGCCGAGGCCCGGGGGCTTCTGAAGGGCGAGTGCCTGTCCGAGGTGCAGGCGCTCGGCCTGGAGTACCTGCGCTTCGAGGACGGCCGGATCGCCGAGGAGAAGGCGGCCCGCGAGGAGAAGTTCCGCGCCGAGCTGCTGTCCACCGTGGTCAAGGCCTCCCTGGTGGCCTCCCAGGGCTACGAGGAGAAGGTCCTCTTCAAGGAGTACTTCCCGGCCGACAAGGGCGAAGGAGCATCCGGCGGGGACGCCGACGTGGACTTCGACTACTCGGACGTGGAGTTCGCCACCCCCAGCGCGGACGAGATGGACCTCCTGGAGTCCCTCCTCGGCGATCAGGACGTCACGGTCTCCGGAGCCCCTCTGGAGGGCCCTGGGGCCGTCCAGGTGGACCGCGAGGACGAGGAGGGTCCGGACGTCCCCCTCGCACACGCACTGGCGCCCCCGCGAGAGTTCGAGCTTCCTGAGCCCGACCCTGACTCGGAGTGGACATGAGCATCGACGGCCAGCCGGACCCGGGTGTCGGCGACAACTACGACCTGGGCCGTCTCTTCTCGCTGCTGATCCAGGGCCAGCAGAACGCCAACCGGGTCATGAACGATCTGCTGGACACCACCCGGCAGTCCCTGCACATGGCCCAGACCTACTCCACGGGCGCCGGTCCGACGAACGCGTACCGGGCCCGGCAGGGCATGGGCGGCGGAGGCAATCCGAACGCGGGCCAGACCACCCAGCAGACCCTGAGGGCCACCCAGGGCGCCAACGGTGTCTTCACGGTCGGACCCACGGGCACCGTGACCCCTCCTGGAGCCCCTCAGGGCCCCTCAGGCGGCCCCGGACCGGTACCGGGCACCCAGCCGCCCGGAGGAGGCTCCAACGCGCCCGCAGGCCCCTCCCAGAGCTTCCGCTCCGTGTGGGGTATCCCGACCGCCGGGCAGACCACGTCGAACAACCTGCCGCGCTCCGGCACCCAGTTCGCCTCCACCCTCCAGGGGGTCACCCAGCGCACCCTGAACCAGACCGCCCAGAACTGGAACCGGTCCATGTTCGGTGTCTGGTCGCCGTACTGGGGCCAGGGCGGCTCGGGAGGAGGCGGTGGCGGCGGTGGTGGCTACCCCGGCGGCGGCGGAGGCGGCTACGGAGGAGGCGGCGGCGGAGGCCAGCTCGGCATGGGCCCGTACGGCATGGGTCCCGCCGGTATGCCCCCGAACCCGCTGTACTTCGGCGGCCCGAACTCCCCGCACGGTCCCTACGGCCCGTACGGCCCCTACGGAGCTGCCGGTGGCGGTGGAGGCGGCGGAGGCCTGAACCACGGGGCGAACCACGCGGCCGGAGGCGGCGGGGGCCACCTGTGGGGCATGAACTCCGGTATCGGCGGATGGATCCGCAAGAACGTTCCCGGTGTCGGCCTGATCGACAAGGCCTTCGGCGAGGTCAAGAGCCAGCGGAACAAGAACGAGTACTACCAGAACGTCAACGGCGGCTCGAACTTCGGCGGCTTCGCGGAGCGCTTCCACGAGGAGGCGTACGTCGCCTCCACTTCCGCCATGTTCTCCGACCAGGAGGCCCGCCAGGCCTTCAAGGGTGTCACCCGGCTCGGGTACAACGGCATCGTGGACGACCGGTTCTCCCGCCAGGGAGGACGCCAGGACGCCCTGAACTTCATCTACCACGGCAAGACCTCCTACGGTGCCTCGGTGGCCGAGAGCCTCCAGGAGCTGGAGGTCGTGTCCAAGAACTCCACCCTGAGCCTGAAGACGCTCCAGGGCGCTCTGAAGGACGTCTCGGACACCGCCGGGAAGGCGGGCGTCAACGCCCAGATGGCCCGCAAGCAGCTCATGGGCCTGGTGACCGAGGGAGTCCAGGCGGGCTACGGCGCCGGTTCGGTGAACACGGCCGCCAACATCCAGATGGGCAAGACCTCCCTGGGCCGCTCGTTTCAGGATGTCGACCTGTCCGGCCAGATGTCCCAGCAGTACACCTACATGGCGTCCTCGCAGATGGGGATGACCTACAACCAGTACACCGCGATGCAGACCACCAACCCGCTCGCGGCGGCCCAGGCCCGAGCAGGTCAGAACCTCTCGGTGCTCTCGCAGATCTTCACCCAGGACGAGGTCAACTGGGTCCGGCAGAAGGCCCAGGCACTGGGAGGGACGCTCGACTCCGACGCGGCCCTGTCCATCGTGCCGGAGTTCCTCACGGCCTTCCCGAACCACAACATCTCCGTCATCCAGAGCCAGCTCGCGGCCTTCGGGATCATCCAGACCGACGACCCCCAGAAGGCCCTGGCGTACGCCTTCAGCCTCATGGCGGGCAACAACGGGGACCTGGCCAACGCCCAGAACACCTCGAAGCAGAACAAGCCCCTGTCGGCCAAGGAGGCGGCCAAGCAGGGCGACCGTTCCGGATTCATCAAGGACTTCTCCACCAAGCACGACGGAGGCTCCTCGATAGGGGCCAAGATCGGCGGCTCGATCCTGGAGACGGTCACCGCCGGAATCGTGGACGACGTCGGCACCGACAAGGGCGACTCCGACGCCATGAAGACCTACAAGGACCAGGTCAAGAGGAGCGGGATGCGCAACCCGGTCCTGGAGAACCTGCTCTCCTCGGTGAACAACGGCGACACCAAGGTCATCATCCACACCTCCCAGGGCGAGCGGGTGGTCTCCCTCGAAGACGCGATCAAGAACCACCCCAACGAGCTGTCCTCCGGCTCTGCGAAGATCGTCTCCGGCGACAAGAAGGGCAAGACGGTCGCGGACGTCCTGGGCGCCGGAGCGGTCAACACCGGCGCGAACTGGACCAGCGAGGCCTCCAAGTCCAAGGACAAGTCCGGGGAGTCCCTCAAGAGCTGGCTGAAGGACCACCCCAGCGACACGGCCAAGGGCACCGGAACGGGGGCGAACGGCAAGGTCGTCATCGACCTCTCCGACGCGGCCAAGCAGCTTTTCAAGGTCTCCTCGGCAACCGGCATCGCAGGGGCGAACGGAGAGGGCGCCCCGCCCCTGAACTACTACAACTGGAACGCGAACAGGTGACGGCATGGGACTGGCTACCCTCGGCTTCGCAGACGGTCCCGGCCTGACGTTCCGGATCGATCCAGAGGCCATCGACTACAACGTCAAGGTGCACACCTCGGTGATCAACACGGTCGGGGGCCGTGTGATCCAGGTCCTGGGGTCCTCGATCTCGGACGTGACGATCCGGGGCTCCATCGGCGAGTCCCACCGGTTCGGCAAGGGCAGGAACGGGGCCGAGCACGACGGTGTGTCCTGGAAGATGGCCGTGGACTTCTTCCAGCGCGTCCAGGCCTTCCAGATGCTCCAGAGCGCGGGCTCGAACGTGCCCGGCTCGTCCTCCGGGAAGGGGAACTTCTTCCTGAAGCCCGCGACCTTCGTGTACTCCCCGAAGGGCCTGCGCTTCCAGTGCTACATCAAGGCGATCATCGATCCGGCGGGAGACGGATCTGCCGGTGTAGTCCATCGCGTGGCAAGATCGAACTACCAGTACGTCCTGGTGCTCTTCCCGGTCCAGGAGGGCACCACGGGTCTCACCAAGGCGGGATCCTCCAACGGCGTGCTGGACCAGGCGAAGGCAAAAGCTGTCGACGCCTACATCTCCCGGATCTCGCAGGGCATCGGCTGGAAATTCACCGCCTACAACGGCGGTTCCACCCCCAGCGCCCAGTGGGAGAAGGAGTTCCGCAAGGACCACGAGGACGCGATCCCGAACGAGACCCTGGACCGCACCGACAACGGCACTGAAGGGACGGCACCATGAGCGAGCCGGTGCACTGGGGAGCGGACGTCCCGATCTCCCTCCCGCAGCCCCTCACCGAGGACAACCCGGCCATCGTCCCGATGGACGGCTTCGCCTTCACCACCACGGGCCTGTTCTTCGACCTGTCCGTGGCCGACCACGCCCGGATCGCGGTGCCCACCTTCGCCCCGGACCGCCCGGAGGACCCGGTCGTCCGCTACGACGAGGGGCTCTGAGATGCCCCGAGCCGGTCTGAACTGCACGCTGAGCTACTCGTACCAGGGGAAGACCTACGCGTTCTCCGTACGGGCGCAGGAGATCGCCTACGGGTCCCGCATGGTCGCCGACGAGGCCCAGGCGCGGACCCGGCGGGCGTACTACCCGCACCAGGTCTCCTCGATCCCCTTCTCGGTCGTCCCGATCATCAAGGGATACGCCGAGCGCGCGGCCTTCTCGAACTTCCTCGGGGACTACATCAAGCGCATCCAGGACCCGGGCCTGAGCGTCTCGAAGTTCCCCACGATGAAGGTCATCTGCTCGGTGCGCCGGTTCACGCGCTGGGGAGTGCCGATCTCCGGGATCGAGTGGGGAGACCACGTCGGCTCGATGGTCTGGACACCCCGGGTGGTCTTCGAGACCCACGTGGACCAGTCCCTCGGCGACACCCCGGGCTCGTATGACTGGGTGTCCTACTTCGTCTTCCAGCAGGGTGCCCTGGAGACCTCCCCGCAGCTCGCGTACTTCTACCCGAGCGGGATCCAGCTCTCCGGCTCCCAGGTGCCGGACGACGACTCCTTCGACAAGGTGACCTCGATCCAGGACATCCAGGACATCATCAACAACGGCACGAGCGGCGGCTCCGACGCGGGCGACGTCAACTCCGACTGGGGCGGCATCCCGTACAAGCCGGGCCAGGGCCCGAACACCAACGTGCCCCTGGGGCCGGTGAGGAACTAGTGCGAACGTTCCATGGCGTCCGCCAACTGCGGGTTGACCGACCGGACACAGTCGATGGAGCAGTACTTGCCCCAGTCCGGCCGGTGCTTCACCTTGGCCTCGATCACCTTGAAGACGCCCTGGCACGCCCCGCAGGTACGTTCCACAGCCTTCTTCCGATGACCACTCGGCAGGGTGATGTAGCAGTCCCCCAAGGCCGCGTCGTACGCCCTGCGGGTGTTGCAGGGGTGACACGACGGTGCCAGGTTGCTGGGGTCGTTGTTGGTCTTGTCCCCGTCCAGGTGATCGGCGATCAGCGCCCCCTGGCCTGTACGAGCCGACGACCAGTTCACTTCGGCCCCGCATCCGTGACACGGGTGGGGTCCAGGGCCGATCTTGTCGTACAGCACCACTCGGTGGAGAGGGAGCTGACCCGACTTCGGGGCAAGCGGGTGCCCCGGACGCTTCACGTATCGGTACGCCATGCGGAGCAGGCTATCAGCCTTGATCTGCGGAATGAGGTGCAGTAATGGGTTCGTTCATCTACGCGCCTCAGGTGAAGGTCTACATCGAGACCGGCGGCAACCCGCTGGGCAACCGCAAGGTGCAGACCCTGGACGTCTCGGACGACCTGATCAAGGGGCAGCTCACCCGGCGTGTGGACGGCGTCTCCGACTTCTCCTTCAGCCTGCTCAATCCCCGGCGCAAGTACGACCAGGTCTTCACTCCGAACGACCGGATCACCGTGCTCATGAAGCGGGTGACCTGGCTGCGGGTGTTCACCGGGTACCTCAACCAGGTCCCGCTGCTGACGGCATGGCCCCGAAGTGTGGACCTGACGGCCTCGTGCTCCCTGAAGCGGCTCCAGTACTGGTACTGGGACCCGGAGTCGGCCTACACCCAGCAGATGATCATGAACGCCCTGGCGGCGGCATCCGGCACCGGCAAGACCAACGACGGCGGCATGACCAACGTGGTCCTGACCGTGCTCAAGGAGGTCGTCGGCTGGCCGGAGTCCAAGGTCCACATCGCCAAGATCCCGGACGACTGGTTCAAGGTCGCCTACAAGATCGCCAAGCAGGTGGACAAGACCGCCCAGGAGTCCGACGACCTCGCCCAGCAGTTCTTCCAGTCCCTCGGAGGGGCTGGATCGGTTGGCGGGACGACCGGGGGAGAGGTGGCCGACACCTCGGGCCTGAAGGGCACCTACGGGGGCTACAACTCCAAGGAGCAGCTCTCCAACGCGGTCAAGATCTACAACGCCGGTCGCTCCGTAGGAGCCACGAAGAACGACCAGATCATCGCGATCATGACCGCGATGCAGGAGTCCGGCCTCGTCAACCTGGACCACGGCGACCGGGACTCCGTCGGCCTCTTCCAGCAGCGCCCCTCCCAGGGCTGGGGCACGAAGTCCCAGTGCATGGACCCGACGTACGCGGCCAAGAAGTTCTTCTCGGTGCTCTTCAACGTGCCCAACCACGACAAGATGCCGAAGGCCAAGGCCTGCCAGGCCGTCCAGCGCTCGGCCTACCCGGACGCGTACGCCAAGCACGAGCCCGCTGCCACGGCCATGGTCAACGACATGGCCAAGTCCGGCGGCACCTCGGACATCGTGACCTCCGGCAAGCCCTCCACCAAGGCGACCGGCACCGCGACGAACAAGCAGTTCATTCAGGTGGCTAAGGATCTCGTCACCACCTACCCGAACATCCCGTACACCCAGAAGTACGGCGGGACCCAGCTCGCGGTCATCAGCAAGAACCCGCCCCCGGGACTGGACTGCTCGTCGTTCATCCAGGCGGTGGTGCTGCGGACCCTCGGCGGCCTCTACAACTTCCCGCGCACCACCACGACCCAGCTCCCGTTCTGCCGGAAGATCGATGTCGCCACGGCGATGAAGACTCCGGGGGCCCTGCTCTTCAAGGGCTCGCCGCCCCACCACGTCGAGATGAGCATCGGTGACGGCAAGCACGCCGTGGGAGCGCACCGTACGGGCACCTTCGCGTCCATCCAGGCCACCTCGGCCAGTTACTGGACGACGGGTGCCCTGGTGCCCCGGATCGACTACGGCAAGCTCGGCATGGGCGACGGCGACGCCGGGGGAGGAGCGGTCACCGACACCCCGGGCGCCGGTGCCTCGGACGCGGTGATCTACACCGACCCGTACTCCACCACGCCGGGCTACAACGCCAACGACCCCTTCGACAAGCTCTTCGGGGACACCGCGTGGCAGCCGGTCGCGAGCCAGAAGAACGACACCGGCTACATCCTCAGCCAGTCCCTGACCGGCATCAAGAGCCTGCTGAATGATCAGCCCCTGCTGCCGTACCTGAAGAACCTCTTCAGCGCCACCATGCGCTCGTTCTGCTCGGCCCCGAACGGGGACCTGATCTCCTGGTTCCCGGACTATTACGGCCTGTGGGGGACGGCGGCCAAGATGGTCGTCCAGCCGATCGAGGTGAGGGACTTCTCGGTCACCTGGGACGACAGCTTCTTCGTGACCCATCAGTTCGTCGCGACCACTCCTCAGGGCGGTGCTGGCCAGAACGGCCTGAATCTGGCCACTGGCCAGGTATCGTCCCTCGTGAACGCTGCGCTGGACCCCCTCGTCGTCGCGCAGAACCTCAGCTACACCCGGGGTATCGCCTCGATCGACATCCCGGCCCTGATGTACGCGCTTTTTAAAATCGACGCCACGGAGACCTCGGCCGCCGAGTTCGCCAAGTGGATCTACCAGCGCTTCGGGGCCCGGCCGGACTTCCAGCAGCTCCCGAACCTCGTGGGACCCTCGGCCCAGTTCTTCGCCTCGATCTACTACTTCATGCGGCAGTGGGCCTACCAGTACAACGCCGACGTGCCCCTGACGTTCATGCCGGAGCTGTACCCCGGCATGCTGCTCCAGATCCCGGCCTTCAGCTTCCAGGGCTACGTCAACTCGGTGACCCACTCCTTCCAGTTCGGCGACGACGGTTACTTCAACACCAGCGTGAACATCTCCGCCCCGGCCCGGCTCTCGGACACCGGCAACGCGGCGGACGTCCTGATCGGCCTGCCCCGCGCAGGCGGTCTGATCGGAGGGTGATCATGGGCGCGAAAGACCACTCCACGCCACCGACCGAGTGGTGCCACTGGTGGATGGAGCTGTACGACCTCACACCGGACATCTCCTATGGGTGGCCGGGCGATGGGTTCGTGGCCGACCCGGACGACCCCAACCCCTGGTTCTGGCACTGGTGCCCCTCTCAGGGCCGCTGGATGGCTCAGGGAACCCGTGAGCACGAGCTGGTGTCCCGGGAGCCCCTCCACATGGAGCCGAGCCTCCTGTGGCCCTGCTGCGGCACGCACGGTTTCGTTCGTGACGGCAAGTGGATCGAGGTCTGACGTGTACCAGTCGGTCATGGCCAAGCGGCAGCAGACGGGATCCTCGGGAACCGGCTTCGCCTTCGTCCTGGTGGAGATCAAGGAGGTTCACCCGGACAAGAACATCTGCGTGGCCAGGGACGTCGACCTGAACTCCAGCTACTACGAGCTGGGCCTGAACAAGCGCGGGGAGACCGCGTGGCCCCAGGTGGGGGACCGCTGGATCATCGACCGTTCACTGGGGCACTGGGCCCTGTCGGCGAAGGTGACCGACACCGAGGCCCCCAAGTTCACCGGGAACTTCTCCACGATGGACCCGGACCTCCTGCGGCTTGCGACCCTCCTGAAGGGCCTCGGGCTCATCCAGGACGACACGACCGCCGGTACCGTCCCGGCGGTCACCGGCTCCAAGGCGCAGATCACCCCGGCGGTCCAGCAGATCATCTCGATCCTGGACGCCAGGGGGGTCCTGGACGACCAGACGACGGCCGCCACGGTCACCCCGGAGGTCTGGCACGACGCGGTCCTGGAGACCGGCTGGACGCCCTGGACGACCGGCACACGGCCCCGCTACAAGCTGAACTACGACAACACCGTCACGATCGAGGGACGGGCGATCCCGCCGGGCTCCGTGGCCTCCGGCGACCTGATGTTCACCATGGACTCGGGCTTCGCCCCGCCGGTGACGAAGTACTTCACCACCATGATCGGCAATGGCGTGGTGGGCAACGTGGCGGTCGGCACGGACGGGACTCTGAAGATCTTCGACTTCGGATCGAACACCGTCGCCCGCGTGCTCTTCCACTTCCGGTACTCGAAGCTGAGCTGATGTCCGGCCCACCTCCTCGCCGCTGAAGGGGTGAGGAGGTGGCCGATGAAGACGCTGGCCCTGTCCGGCGGAGACCTGGTCCTGGGCCCCGGCGGGCTCCAAACGCTCGAAGGACCCGCCAAGATCCGGCAGGACATCGCGCTGTGCCTGGGCGAGGAGTACGGACTCGACCCCTACCACTCCGGCTGGGGCTCGGTGCTCCTGAAGTACGTCGGTACCCCCATCACCGGCGACACCCCGATGCTCATCCAGGCCGAGGTGAACCGGGTCCTCCAGCAGTACATCACCAACCAGCAGCAGCGCCTCGAAGCGGCGTCCCTGAACAACCAGCAGCACACCATCACGACGTCCGAGATCATCCGTACGGTCAACTCGGTGGACGTCACGGTGCTGTTCGACACTGTGACGGTCTTGATCAACCTCACGACGATGGCCGGTCAGACGATGACGATCTCCAGGACGGTGAGCTGATCCATGGCGACCACTCAGGCGGACATCGCCTCCCAGATGAAGTCGGCCCTGGCCGCCTCCATGCCGGAGCTGGACACCTCCGTAGGGACCCCGGCCGCCAAGATCCTGGACGCGGTGGCCGGATCGATCGCGGACGCGTACCTGGAGAACAGCCTCCTGACGTACACGTACGACATCGACTCCAAGATCGATGCGGACCTGGACGCCTTCTGCCAGCTCTTCGGCATCGCGAGGCTTCCGGCCAAGCGGGCCACCGGCACGGTCACCTTCACCCGGGGCTCAGAGAACACGGACGCGATCGTGTTCATCCCGATCAACTTCCAGATCACCTCGTCCACGGACACCGGGATCATCTTCCAGACGGTCACCGGCGCCACCATGAACGTCGGCACCCTCTCGGTCACCGTGCCGATCCAGGCGGTGGACGCGGGCCCCGAGGGCAACATCGGCCCGAACCTGATCACCAACATGTCCTCGCCGATCCAGGGCATCGCCTCGGTGACGAACACGGCGGCCACCACCGGCGGTGTGGACCAGGAGACGGACACCGCGCTGCGGGCCCGCTGGAAGGCCACGGTCTTCCGGAACATGGCCGGTACCGAGGACATGTTCCTCGGTGTCGCGCTGAACGACGAGGACTGCTTCGCGGCCCAGGTGGTCACGGCCACCAAGTCGATCCGCGAGCAGGTCCAGGTGGTCTCCGGCGGGGCCACCTCCACCGTGAACGACGCCAAGTACGTCTTCGGCACCCCGGTGTTCCTGGGCCAGGACATCGACAACGGCGATGTCTACGTGAACGGCCACGACTACACCTTCACGGCCACCACCCCGCCGACGGTGACCATCCTGAGCACCACGGCGATCCCGGACGGCACGATCGCCGACCTGGAGTACCAGTACACCCCGATCGCCTCCCGCTCGGATCCGGCGAACGGGATCCTGAACCGGGTCGACGTCTGGTGTGCAGGCAGCAGGGCTGTGGCCGCCCAGCAGTCCATGGTCTTCCGCAACACCAAGGTCTTCACGTCCTCCGGCGCCATGAACCGGACGAACTTCGTGCGGCCGGACGGCACCAACCCGACGCTGAGCAACGTGTTCATCCCGCTGGCGTACGGACCGATCCTCACCGTCTCCCCGACGATCACGATCGCCTCCACCACGTACGGCCTCGCCACGGCGGCCAACCCCATGGGTACCGTCTCCGGCGGCGTCACGTACGCCTACCAGATCGTCCACGACAACACCTCGAACGGCTGGACCCCCATGTCCCAGTTCGGGCTGGAGTGGAACGCCGGGACCCTCCCGGCGAACAACTCGGTCTTCACCCTCGGCGTGGACGGGGCGTACACCTACAACGATGTCCCCACGGCCGTACAGAAGGAACTGGACTCCTGGCGCCTGGCCGGTACCGACGTACGCGCCCACCAGGCCACCAGCGCGCTCCTGCGCTTCTCCTTCGCGATGATGTACGACCGCAACGCCTACCCGCCGCAGGTCAACCAGGCGGTCAACTCGGCCCTGTCCGGCTGGCTCAACTCGCTGGGCCTGTCGGCCGTGGTGCAGGTCTCCGACGTCCTCCAGGTGGTCCACAATGTGCCCGGCGTGGACAACGTCCGCTTCCTCAACGGCGCGGACTACCCGACCTGGACCTTCCCCACCACGAACAACTTCGCGGTGGGCATCCAGCGCCTCACCACGGCCGGGACCGTGCAGACGTCGTACGTGGATGCCACCGGGCGCCCGAAGGACGTCAACTTCACCGACTCCGAGGTCCCGCAGTTCGGCGGCGGTATCTACGCCCAGAAGGCCCAGAACAGCTTCGGGAGCTACTGATGACGACCCCGATCTTCGAGCAGTCGACGAGCTTCTTCGACACCTCGGCCGTCACCCCGACCGGAATCATCCCGCTCCAGTCGGACCCGGCCGGTCCCCAGGTCACCGGCGTCGAGCGCGCCACGAACATGCTGCTGCCGGACGCTCCGACCATGCAGCAGCTCCGGAACTTCCCGGAAGACCTGTACGACCTGCGGGAGACCTCGGCTCTCGTGCGCCTGCTCAAGGTGCTGCTCGGGGACGCGGGCGCCGGACAGCTCCGCAAGCGCACCATGGTGACCCGGCTGGAGTCGGCCCTCTACGGCGCAAACTTCTTCGATCTGGACCGCTTCTACGGAGCAATCTTCGGTGCTCTGCGGTCACAGCAGGAAGTTCTCCCGATCAACCCCATGGACGACGTCGCCACGCCGGACGAGTGGGACTCGATCAAGGCGGCCGACGCCTCGTACCGCGAGCGGATCGCGGACCTGGCCAAGGCCATCTCCATGGGAGGCACCATTCCGGGCCTCCAGCAGGCCGCTCAGGCCATCGTGCAGGCTCCGGTGGACATCTACGAGTCCTGGCAGCTCCTGGACGCGTACGGCGACGTTGTGAGCGCCACGCCGAACACCTGGGACGAGACCCAGACCCTGTACCCCACCTGGAACTCCTTCTCCTCCACCTCCACCTGGAACAAGGTGGAGGGCACGATCCAGGTCGGCCGGACGAACACCCTCACGCGCTCCGAGATCGTTGTACGGCCCCGCAAGGACTACGCCTCCACGCCGGAGCACATCTACGACTTCCCGCGCGAGGAGAACGCCCTCGTGCGCGTCCTCCAGAAGCTCCGGCCCGCCGGGACGATCGTCACCGTGGATCCGGACATGGGTGATCCGTACGTGGCCACGGACATTTCCGGTCTCCAGGCGGACTCGGAGTTCTGGGAGATCGTCCCCAAGGTCGAGCCGAAGTCGACGATCGTCGGCGGGACGGCGGAGGTCTACCCTCTCTCGCCCATCCAGGCGGCCGGGGGCATCACCCCCGCCGACATCCGCCGGGTGCTGCCCCGGCCGCCCTGGGCCTCCTCGCAGGGCCGCACCTGGACCTACAACAGCTCGATCTCGGCAACCACCTCGTACACCTTCGCCCCGCCGGACCCGGCCAACATCCTGGATCCCCAGGACGCCACAGGGAGCGCGTTCCGGGACGACCAGGTCGTGGTGTACCGGGACGGCACCCAGGTGACCTACACGGCCCGCAAGGGCGTCCTGAGCGCCCAGCAGGCCCTGGCAGCCCAGACGGTCGCGGACGGCTCCCTGGTGGCCCACCCGTACACCGGTGACCGGAAGGCGGTCCTCACCCATGACTAGCGTCCAGACCCTCCCGGGGGATCTCGGGCTGCCGGTGCTGTCCAAGCTCTACGTGGACGGCATGCCGCTGGAGAAGCTGATCGCGATCCTGAAGCTCAACGCGGCCTGGATCGCCCGGCTGCGGGAGGCTCAGGAGCAGCAGTTCTGGTCCACGCCTCCCCGGCCCAACAGCGACCGGACCCGGGAGGTCATGGAGATCTCGCTGAACTCCCCTCAGCGGATCAACGTCATCTCCCTCTCCCTGGCGCACTTCCCTCACCGGGCCTGGATCCAGTACATGGACGCCTTCGGGATCTGGCAGACCATGAAGCAGTCCTCCGGCCTGATGGCGGAGGTCGCGGTCCAGGAGTCCGTCCCGCTGGTCATCTCCTCGGGCGTCAACAGCGGCTCGAAGGTCCACTACCAGCACTTCGGCGCCGGGCACTGGGTGCCCTACCGGATCAAGGTCGAGCCGGTCACCGCGACCCGGATCCGGGTAGTGCTCGCGCGTATCCCGGCGAACGCCGTGCCCATCAACACCCTGCGCCAGAAGGTCGACTACTGCCTCGGCGTGAAGGACTTCTCGATCGGTTACGAGGCCACGAGCCCCACCGATGTGCCGGTGGTCAACCGCTCCGGCGACGTGGCCACCGAGTCGGCCCCCATCGCCTCCACCACGGACATCCTGGGGTCCTCGGTGGAGTACGTGGTGCGCTCGAACCGGGCGGACGACCTGCTCGCCGGACGGGGTCTGTGGAAGTCCGGTCCCCAGCCGCTCGCCACGGCGGTGGTCAACCTCTACGTGGATTCCCGGGACTCCTCCGGCAACCCCCAGGTGATCGAGAAGTTCTTCCTGGACCCGATCCACACCGGGTCCACCATGAACCTCTACTACTCGCTGGACGAGCCTGACCCGACGCGCTTCAAGGCCCCGAGCACCCCGCTGGCCTTCCCAGCCACGCGGCCCTTCGGCGCGACCATGCCCGCCTCTACGGACTCCGGGATCGAGTTCCCCACCACCACGGCCTTCCTGGACCTGGACAACAAGGCGGTCCAGTTCGACCCCCGCAAGCCCTTCCAGATCGGCATGCAGGTCCAGCCGCAGTTCCCCTCGTCGGACACCGGGGACTCGGTGATCTACGACGACGGGGTCCTGAAGATCTTCTTCGGCCCGGACCCGACCGGCACCACCTCGGACGGCGTCTTCCAGGTCTCCCTGGGGACGATCCTGCTGAGCTACCCCGAGCTGGTCTTCGACTTCAACGCGCGCCTGCGCTTCGTGCTCCAGTACGACGGCACGACCCTGACCCTGTTCACCCCCGTACCGGAAACCGGGGAGCAGGACGACGTCACGCAGACCACAGAGGAGACTCTCGAAGACGGCTCGGTCGTGTTCTCCACGGAGACGATCAGCGTCCCCGACGACACCCCGAGGTTCCTCTCCATCGAGTCCGTCTCCGGAGACATCCCGGATGACACCGCGCGCCCGCTGACTCTCCGGATCGGCGGCAACCTCACGGCCGAGCCCGAGGACGCGATCCCGGCCAATGCCCGGATGCGGTCGATGTACATCAAGACCGGCAACCCGGACGACATCAACGACTTCGTGAAGTTCTGGCAGGACCCCTCAGGCTTCGTGGTGACCCCGGAGTACCCCATGGGGGCCCAGACCACGGACAACGCGATCCTGCGCTACGACCCCTCGCAGCGCACGGACGGGATCGACTCCCTGAACCCCTACGGCTTCCTCGGCGGTCCCGGGGTGGTCTACGAGGACCTGAACTGGACCCCGATCGGCCGGGACTACCAGCTCAAGAAGGGCTTCTACGACTTCGACCCGACCAAGGCGAAGTTCTTCAAGCTGGAGTTCTCGAACCTCATCGCGGAGCCGTACGAGACGGACCAGCCGGTGGTCCTGACGGCCAAGGTGTTCGCCCACCGGCAGACCACCACCTCTCCGATCGAGAAGGCCACGGCCACCTCCTCGAACACCGGCGGATCCGGTGTGGTCGTCAACCAGAACGTGGCCGTCACCAACCGCTTCCAGGACCAGAACCGGCTGACGGCCAACGGCTCCTCGGCGACCTCTCCGACGACCACCACGTCCACGACATTCCTGCCGACCGAGGCTCAGTACGTCAAGGACCCCCAGGGCGCCTCGCTGATGGCCCAGACGGCTCCGTACTGGAACTTCAGCCAGCAGAACCCCAAGCCGACGATGCCCCGGCAGTCGGGCTCCGGCCGCCACTACTACGAGACGGTCACGGTCGAGACGAACAAGCGGGTGGCGTACTTCGTCGGCCTGTCCAAGATCGTCATGTACCGGCAGAACCGGCAGATCGCCGACGACGAGGACCAGTACCTGGAGCTGTTCCACGACGACAAGGACCTGATCTACGTAGAGGGCACCCCGAACTGGTCCCTGGGCGAGAACGGCATCTACACGGACTCCGCCCTCGGGGCACCGGTCACCATGACCTCCAGGCCCCTGAACAGCTTCCGGGTGGTGCGGGGCCTCCAGTTCGCCACCACGCAGTCCCCGCCCAAGCAGCTCCTGATCGACCCCGACTTCGACGACACCTCGCTCCAGTACTGGCAGCCTCTCGGGGACGCCACGATCGTGCCGGACCCGTACTTCAACACCGACGTCGGATCCCTGGTGAAGATCACCCGTGCCGGTGAGCCGGTCACCTGGTCCTCCATGGAGGAGAACGGCACCTGGAACCAGATCGAGGACCTGGACCCGAACCCGTACAAGCCCACGTACGAGTTCGTGGAGGGCAACATCTCCCCGGCGTCCACCGGGGGTATCCAGTCCTTCCAGCCCCTCGCTGTGAGCCCTATCGGCAAGCTCTACGCGGCGGCCCGCATCCTGGCCCCGGCGACCCTCACGGCCCCCGTGCGGCTCCAGCTCCTCAACGGAGACGGCACGGTGCTCGCGCAGGAGTCGGCCACGGCCTCCGCCGGGCAGGTGGTGGAGTGGTCGGTGGAGTACAACATCGGCACCGGCGGGGTCCCGGCGGGCACCAACACCTGGACCGAGGTGGAAGCCCTCGCGGCCGACTGGGACGGCCTGGAGCTGGTCGGCACCTGGAACGACGTGGGCGCCGGTGAGGTGGTCCGCGACGTCTACGACGTGAAGGTCCAGCTCTTCCAGGACCAGGCCACGGCCGACGTCTGGTACGTCGACAACATCTCCGTCTTCAACGACGCGATCATGTGGGAGTTCTCCCGGGACAACGGCCAGACCTTCTGGCCCGTCTGGGACATCCGCAACGACCCCCATGGGGTGTTCCTCTTCCCGGACGGCGACCAGCAGGCACCCACCGGCGGCTCGTCGATCGTGTGGAGGGTCACCGGCGCAGCGCCGGACCTGAGCATCTCGGCCCTCCAGATCCGGCCCTGGTTCGACTCGGTGATGATGGGGATGCCGACCAAGTACACGGTCCAGAAGGGCGGACCCAACCTCACGCCCCTGGACCAGAACCCGGACGTCACCGACGACCCGATGTTCAAGGCCTGGCACCAGGCGATCCCGCAGGACTGGTGGTACATCTACCGCCAGTGGGTCCGCCAGAACCTCTCGCCGACCCCGGTCCCGTCCCGGTCCTTCCTGCCGGACTCCGTTCCCGAGGGCGTGGACGAGGGATCCCCGGCCGCTCCGGACACCTCGATCATGCCGTCCTCGTTCGTCTACACCGGCTCGTAAGGAGAGACCGTGCGCGCCCACTTCACCCGGCCCGTCACCGACGAGCAGGGAGACCTGCTGCCGAACGTTCAGGTCTCCCTGTTCGAACCGGCCACCACCACGCTCATCAGTCAGGTGGTGTACTCCACGGACACCGGCAGCAATGTGCTGTCGAACCCGTACGTCTCCTCCACGGGCATCATCGACGTCTACCTGGACCAGCCCACCCGCGTGCGCATCGGCATCGTCCAGGGGAACCTGCCGATGCAGTTCTACGAGGACGTGGACATCCTCGCGGCCGGGTCCGACTCGGCTCACACGGGCTCCGGCCCCTTCTCCCTCGTCATCGGCAACGGGGCGGCGAGCGCCGGGGACTCCGCCGTGGCCCTGGGCAACAGCGCCTCGGCTGCCGGGAACAACGCGGTGGCCGTCGGCCCGACCACCAACGGCCTCGGGGACTTCTCCACGACGGTGGGACCGGCCGCCACGGTCCAGAACGCCTCGGGTACCGCCGTGGGCCGCAGCGCCTCTGTGACGGGCGATTCCGGCGTGGCACTGGGATACGGTGCCTCGGCCTCCGGGACGTCCTCCACGGCCCTGGGAGAGGGCTCTACGGCCGCCTGGGCCCACTCGACGGCCATCGGTGCCGACGCGGTGGCGGACGGGGACAACCGGATCGTGATCGGTACGGCCGCCGACCGCACGGTGATCCCCGCCGGGTCCGGCATCGTCATGACGGCTCCGGGAGGCCAGGAGTGGCTGATCACGATCAACGACGACGGGAGCCTGAACACGGCCGCGATCTGATGTCCCGGCCTGATCCAGTCCCGTGAAGGGGTGAAGACCGAGGAGGATTCCTGTGGCCCGTGCACACCTGTTCCGCCCCATCACCGACCGCGAGGGCAACCTGCTGTACAACGCGGCGGTGACCGTGCGCGAGGTGAACTACTCGGTCGCGATCGGGCAGCCGCTGTATGCCGGGCCCACGGGGGACGACCAGCTCGCGAATCCCTTCACGGCCACCAACGGTGTGATCGACTTCTGGCTGGACACCCCGCAGCGGATGTCCGTCCTGGTCGAGCACGAGTCGGTGGACGACATCCTGGTCTACCTGGATGCTCCGCCCCCGCCGGAGGAGATCGTCTCCTCCACGGTGCCGATGGAGATCGTCAACCAGCCATCCACCTCGGGCCAGGTTCTCCTGAGCACCGCGACGGCCGGGCAGGCCCAGTGGGGAAACCCTCCGGCCGGTACCGGGCTCACCCCGGTCGTCGTGGTTTCCTCCCAGTCCTTCAACTCCGGATCCGACCCGGTGGACTGGTCGTTCGTGCAGAGCGGGGGAGCGACCCACTCCTACGACCCCCTGACGATCCCGCCGGACACGAACTACAGCTACTCGCTGAAGATGACCCAGAACGCGAACAGCGGCTCGGTGGCCCTCACCGGACCGACGTTCACCCTTCTGGAGGCCGGACGTCTGTCCCTGTGGGTCAAGTCCTCCCTGTCGGCCACGGAGACCTTCACCATGAAGGTCGTCAACCCCTCGGCCGTCCAGACCACCCTGGCCACCGTCTCGCAGACCCAGGACTGGGGCTTCTACTCCTTCGACCTGGCCGCCGGTACCTGGACCCCGCTGTTCACGTACACCGGCCAGACGACCTTCGTCGCGGGAACCCACGACGTCTGGATGACGGGCTACGTCTCCCAGTACGGCGGCAACATCCCGCCACACAACCACAACGGCACCGGCACGAACTCGGTGGCCCTCGGCACTGGTGCCACGGCCACGGCCACCCAGGCGACGGCCGTAGGGGCCTCGGCGGATGCCACGGGCACCAGCGCGAGCGCCTTCGGGTACAACGCCACGGCCTCCGGCGCCAGCTCCCTGGCCGCCGGTATGAACGCCAGCGCCACCACGGACAACTCCCTGGCCGCCGGAGCCGGAGCGACCGGATCAGCCACCCAGACGGGCTGGGTCGCCATCGGGTACAACGCCAACGCCAACGGGCTGGAGGCGGTGGCCGTCGGCAAGACGGCGGTGGCCGGGGCCGACTACGGAGCGGCAGTGGGTTCGGGCGCCACGGTGGGCCCCTCGGGCACGTACGGCGTCGCCATCGGCTCGGGGGCCCAGGCCCTGGCACCCTCCGGTGTGGCCATCGGCCAGAACGCCCTCGTGGACACCACGCACAACAACTCCGTGGCGCTGGGGGCCTTCTCGGCGACCACGAGCGCCAACCAGGTGATGCTGGGCCACGACGGCTCGATCACCACGATCACCGGCTCGCTCCAGAACTACGGCCTGGCGTCCCTGGGCTCCTCGGACAGCCGGATCGGCTTCTACGGGGTCGCGGGCAACGTGCTCCAGACCGTGGGCGGCTCCGACGACGGCAACGCCACCGTGCGCTCCCTGGTGCAGGCGCTGGCCAGCTACGGCCTGATCGTCAACAACACGGTGGAGCAGCCGTTCACCAGCCCCAACCCGGTCGGGATCATCGACTACTTCTACCACCAGGATCCGGGCGACGGCTCCCTGGGCATCGCCGACTTCGACTTCCAGCCGTACACCTACCGGCCGCTGGCCTTCTCCGACCAGTCGCCGTACCCGTCCGGCCCCCAGTGGTACGTGGGCGCCGACCACAACGCCTACAAGGGCTACGCGGGCGGTCTGGGGATCCTGAAGAACTTCTACCAGCCCCGGCAGAACTTCTACTTCGCGGCCACGTTCCCCTCGGGGACCACGAACAAGATGATGCTCGCGATCCGCCACACGGGCGCCACAGGCTCTGCGGCGGCTGCGGGGTACGTGATCCTCGACCAGGCGGCGGACACCGTCTCACTGGCCACCAAGGCCGCCGGAGACGCCTCCAACGTCTACACCGTGGCGGGCGGCAACTCGGTCACCCTGACCTCGCTCGGATCGCTGCCCTTCAACAACACTTCGCACGCTCACATCGTGGCCTGCTCCGGTGCGAACGTGATGTACGTCGACTCGGTCAACGGCACCCCGGCGTTCTTCAACAGCGCGGCCCTGAACCTCACCGGCACCTACGTGGGCTTCGACCTCGCGCAGACCACCACGAAGCTGAACAACATCATCTTCATGGGCCCGATCTGCTTCGACGGCTTCAAGACCACGGGTGCCCTGAGCAACGCGGCCTCCGGTGAGGCCTGGTGGCCGGTGCAGTCGGGATCCGGCGCGGGCTCCACGGTCAGCGTGGCGGGCAACCTCCAGCTCACCGGAGCCTCCGGCGGCTACGCCCTGGCGTACGTCCTGCTCGGGGCGACCTCGGGCGCCAAGCAGGTCAACACGAAGTGGAGCGCCTCCATCACCCCGACCACCGGCATGGGAGTGGTCGGCCGGTACGTGGACGCGAACAACTACTACTTCATCAACAACTCGCAGATCACCCGGGTGCTCGCGGGCACCCAGACGACCCTGGCCACCCTGTCGTCGAACTTCGCGGCCGGGGACAAGATGCTGGTCACCTTCAATCAGAGCGGCCTGATCACCGTTTCTAAAAACGGGACCGTGGTCGGCTCCACCACCGACACCACGGCCGCCCTGCTCGCCTCGAACCGCTACGGCCTGGGCATCCGGGGCACCGGCACGGCGGGCTTCCAGTACTTCTGGGCGTACGACCAGATCAACGGAGGGGTGCTCTACAAGTGAGCCGCTGCCACATCCACCTGCCGATCACGGACAGCGCGGGCAACGTCTTCCCGTACGCCTCGGTCACCCTCACCGACGCGACGAGCGGCGGCCCGCTGGCCGACGACGTCTTCGTGCAGGCGGACGGCGGCAACCCCATCTCGTTCCCGCTCTTCGTGGACCCGGCGGTCATCGACCTGTGGACCGACGAGCCCATGCGGGTCAACATCGTCGCCGAGGTCTCCGACAACACCAAGGTGTACCTGTTCGGGATCGACATCCTGCCCCCGGCGGACGTCATCGTGCGCACCCCCGGGCGCCTGATGGTCACCGGCGCCGACGGAGTGGACACCACGGCCGTGCTCATGTCGGCGGAGCCGGGCCATGCTGCCTTCCGGGTGGCCGACCCCGTGGGCACCCACGAGCACGAGGGCGACTCCAAGGGCTCCATGGTCCTGACCGGGGAGCCCCCGACGGACTTCAACCCCTACCAGACCTGGA